TTGCATGTAATCCTTCGACAGCTTTTCCAGAACTTGTAATTTTTCCATTATCAGAATTAAATAACTTATTTTCTGTAATCAGACATGGTTTTAAGCATTGTTTCTACAACTTCGACATTTACACCTAATTCTTTATATTCAGGTGAATCTTTCTCGAAATGAGATTGAACTTCCATCATAGATGTGACATAATTAGTGATTGTTCCAACTTGATTTCCCATACCTGCCTTATTTGTCTTTTTAACGGCAGCTTCAGTGACAACAATTTTTTCCGCATTTCGTTGGACACATTCAATAGCAGGTAGGTATCTATAGCGTCTTTTCATAACAGGATTATTAGTAGAAAAGTTCAGATCCGAGTCCCAGTCTTCCCCATTCTCAGCCATACAAAATGAATCCCAACCGTTTATAATCATGATAGTATTCATGTATTGATACCAATACCGACATTCGTCCGAATTATTGATATTACACATTCGAATATTATTATGACTTGTCATTGGGCTTCTAAAGAGTACAATTTCATCTTCATTTTTATCAATCCAAAATTTTGAATAACATTCATTTGCTTTTAGTAAACCTGTAACTTCCAACCCACAAAGAGATTGCATAAGAGCAAATGGATCGCCACTTGCAATCTGATAATTACCATTTACAAATAATTTACCTATCTTCGCATCATTCATTTTTTTCTTGATATATCTATGTACAGAGTCGATTATATATGGATCTCTCAACATATATTCGCTTGTATACAAAGCACGTTGCCATGAATTTACGTCAGTATTTTCATTAATACCAAGAAATTTAACAGTAGAAGAGTAGTCGCCACACATAGCATCTTTTAAATAGTTGATTGTTGGTGCGCACAATTCCTCAACATCTTCGTTTGTAAATTCATAAGACTGAAGATATTGGTAATTCAATTCTCTCTGTTCTTCAAGAACATGTGGTGAAATTTTTGTTACAGAAAATCCGTATCCACATTCCTTATATGCATTCACATATTGCTCAATATTATCATACGCTCCCCATAATTTAAGAGAAGACTCTGTGACAATCATTTCACATTGACGAATATCTTGCATATTTCCCCAAATATCTTCAATCATATAATTACCATTATTGTATTTTTCAATAAATTCATAAATAGGGAACGGATAGAGCATTCCTTTGAGCCATGCGTTTCTCAAGCACACACCGCCAGGAACATAATCAAGACCTAAAGATTCAGCTACTCGCTGCATATATTGTATAGTACAAAGATTAAAACCGTCAGATACATTATTTTCAAGAGCTTTATCTTTAATAATTTCTCTTGTCGGTTCTTTTGAATCGCCACCATCATCGAGTGATATAACATCTGCAAAATATTGTGTAATACAATCTTTTACGACCAAAATTCCATGTGGATCACAAATCGGTTGTGATGCAGAACATGTTAATGCTTTGTAAGCTTCGTATTTTGCAGGAACTAATTTAGTATCTGGATTTCTCTTACATTCACATAATTCATTTAATTTGTCAATGTATTGTGAATTGCAGAAGAGAAGAGTATTGTTTTTTAATCCACCAGTAGTTCCGACAAAGCGTTTATAATTAACACCATTTATGGTAACACCTTTTTTACCAGTCGCTCTTACAAAATCAGATTTTTTATCAACAACTACCTGCATAAATATCTTTGAAAAATCAATACTCCAAATAGGTTTTTCTAAAATCTTATTTGCCATTATGCGGAACTCTTGGGCTTCAAACAGTGATATGAGTTCCTGATATTTAAAAGCTTCTTCTTTGGTAATCTGTAAATCCCAATTAGAATACTTTAGTTTATTTGTTCCAATTTTAAAAATCTCATATTGAGGTACGCTAATACCAGCCATAAATCCTCCTTTTGTTTATTATTAATATTTTCTAAGTTCATTTAGCATAAATTCCACATTATCTCCATGCAATTCAAGTGAAATTTCTTGATAACCGCTATACCACGGATTTGTATAACAACCAAATTCAGCACATATGTCAATGATTTTAGATTGAATTGTGTTTCGTTTAGGTTCTAAAAATCTTTTCCTTTTAGTTGTATAGCATTCATATATTTTCCCAACTTCATCAGATCTTCCAACCGTTATTTCATGTTTTTGAACTGTTGCAGTCAGAATGTAGTCGATGGCTTCTTTGTAATATTTCTTTACTGTTCCATCTTTCTTTTGAAAACAATACACTTTAAATCCTCCTTTTTTATTTTCACTTATATATTCTCCAAATGAAATTTCTATTTACTTCTTAATAATGAATTCCTCGCCCATCCACTTAATATACACAACGTCAGGCAAGTTATGTATCTTAGGCACAAGTCCATCAAGCTTATAAATAATCCATTTTATCTTTCTTTTAATCCAATTCATATGACATCTCCTTTGTGATAACTCCCATTAAATCAAGTAGCTTATTAACAGTTAAACAGTCTTTGTGATAAGCCCATCCATTAATCTCAACGTAATCATCACCTTCAAGAATATATTCATCACAATAACCACACTTAACTCTTGCCTTTTTACTTGGTTGCCAAAGAGGACATCTGTAATCATGTTCACCTATTCCTCTACAATATGGACAGCTCATGATCTATTCTCCTCATTCTCAAACTCAGCATTACCACGCTCAAAACATTTCTGTGTATATTCATAAGTCTCAATCGACTTGTCAAAATATGAGCTATTGGCAGCTTGTTCAACGATTGCACACACATCCTTCTTTATATTCTCTCTTGTGCTTGTAATGTATTGAGTATTAATTTCCTGTGAGCAAATCTGCATTCTGTCATCAACTTCAGTATTACGAAGCCACATGCTCAGTGCATACTTGTTCATATCCTTGACATATCTGTATACGCAATCAACCACATAACCTTTATATTGATTCTTTGGTAACTCAACTGTAATCATAGTTCCTTGATAATAATTTCTCAGCATAATGTAATCCTTCTTTCTATTTATTGTTGTTTATTGTAATTTGAAAAATATAATTCTTAGACGAGTATTTCTCCATGAATAAGGGTAGAATTTTCTGTACAATGGTCTACATTAGAAATTCTGGCTAGAAAGGTATCCTAGTTAGATTTATTAGCTTGATATTTTCTCATACGTTCAGCAGCTTGTTTCTTTTGCTCATCTGTAAGTTCACGTTTCTTTGCTCTGAAACTGATAAGAGTTTTATCCTTTAATAAATATTTCTTACCTCTGCCAGTATCCTCAATGAGAGAGTACATGCCATGACTTTCCTTACATAACTTGTCCAATTTCGTAATATATATATAGAATCTGAAGCATAAATTGTTGCAAATTTCTCGTCACGCATTGCATTAATACAAATTTCCTGCTCCTCAATTGATACGCTCATATTTATATCTGCCATTATTTTTGCCTCTCCTTATAATCATCTAATACAACTCTGTTTCTTACACATGACATATCAAATCGCCAGGCAGATTCAATACGTTCTGCAATATTTCGACTACCTTCATAATCAGTGCAAAAATCTAATATACAAATATTTCCCCCATATGTATTTGCATATTTATGGTTCTTTGATGTAATTGTTACGGTTCTGTTCATTAATTAGTTCTCCTTTTGTTTTAAAATTATTATTCATTGCAATCAGCTCCTTTGAGTGCTGCGTTAATTGGTTACATATGTTTATTCTCTGTTTTGATTTCAATCTTGATAAAATTTTTTACTTATATGTTTCATATTGCGAAGATACATAATCCCATTTTCTAATTCTTTTTTTGGATCATATTCTTCTTTGGAACAAATATAAAAATGTTTATTCTGATAAATTATCTTATATGGAATAACATAAATAATGTCATCAGTATGCCAATTCCCATCAGTATCTTGATATCTTGGCATTCGATGAGTAATTATTAAACCCATCTGCTCAAGTATTTCAGTTGCTTTAGAAATCATTTTTGGTTTTATTCCTATAAATTGGGACATTATCTCGAATTGAGAATGAAAAATTTCAGGTTTAGATTTTTTTGTTTTTTCAGAATGACCAGATATAGATGAAAATCTGTTCCACGTAAACGCTTTTATATATGAAAATACCAACAGAAGAATGCTTTTATTTAATGGTTTATAAGATGATTCATACTTCATAATAGTTTCATATTCAAAATCATATATGATTCCATAATTCTGTTCAGGTACAAGTTTCTTTATATTTAACATTGATGATTGAAACGTATTTTGTATATATTTTGTTTCATCAAAATCAATAATGTATCCATTTAAGAATAAACATTGCATTGATTTAAAAAATTTATCATATATAGATTCTCTGTTTTTATGTCTATTCCAATTAGGTTGATACCCACTCCACTGAATCATGTAAATGGGAGAGTAGTTTACCATGCTATCCCATGTCTGATTATAATTAAGATAGAAGAGTGCTGAAATTCTATGTTCAGGATATGCATTTTGTAAAATTATTTCTTTTGGCACTCTTACATTATGAATTGGTATCTTAACTTCAACTGTTGGAATTGATGACGATTTATTGTTTTCCGTATTATCACTTCCTTTCATTTTAGTATTCTCTGCTTTAATACAATAAAGTATGTCACACTCTGATGTGACATATCTTGCTCAAAAATTGAAATATATGTCACACTACAGTGTGCCAAATCAGCGTTCTTTTTATAAAGTATAACTATATATATTAAAGTATAACTACTATCGTATTTATTTTTCGCTTACGCTTCAAAATAAATACTCTTTAATTTTTTAATTGATTATTATTGATTGATTTAGGTACATAGTGTTTTGGATTGATGGTTTCATTTGGGTACATATATGATATACCTATAGTTTTATTCTCTCTTTAAATTATTGTTCTGCTCCAAATCAACATACCTCTCTTTGTAAATATCCTCTACAAAGAATACTGGCAATTTATCATGATATTTTTCATATAATTCCTCGCCAGAAATACGAGAGTAGCATTTGTATTTGCTTATTGGCGAATTAACTTCTCTGATATAATCTTTTACAATAGATTTATTTTCTTTGAATCGTTCATTTATTTTTCCACAAATAGTACAGTAGGTATATAAATCTGTATTAAGACGAGTCTTTCCTATAAATGTGGATCTGTATTGAATTAAACATTCTTCATAATGATGTTTGTGTTTTGATTTGCGATTACTCTTTGAGATATTGCTTTCTTTTGACTTGAGATATTTTGGTATTTCGTTTTCTTGTATCATATTTGATTCCTCCTTGGTATATTATTCTCTCTTTTGGTATGGGCTTGTTATCAGTTGTCTGCCCTAGAGATATTCTTTTCTTGCTAACGCTGCGAAAAGACCGTCCCTATCAAGGGACTATATCTTGTGCTTACGCACATATGACATACATTTTTATTTTTCCTTATTGGAATAGTAAATTTGAAAAATGTATTGTTTAACCAATAAAGTGTAAGGATAGTAGGTTAAAATTTTCTACACACTGTTAGGACAGTAGATTTTCAGCTTATAGAGGGTATTATGAGAATGAATGCTATACATTTTATATAAAATACGTTGCATTATTGATAAAATATTTAGTTATATTGTATAGTTTGAGGTTTGAAGTTAAAAAATATGACCTTATATTTTAACTTTTAAGGTATGTAAAAGAAAGTGCGTGGAGAGATTGTTGTCTAAAAATTAAAATGGCTTATTTGGGCTAATATGAGTGTTAGAGAGTATGGGCGTATATTTTGGCACAAAAATAAGACAGACTGAGTAATCAATCTGCCTTAAATAATTAATTTTTATTTAGAATATAACCAACTAGACTCTGGTTTAGCTATGAGACGAGCATTATTATATGCCATATCAAGTGTTAAACATGTGTATCCTTGATAACAATTATCTAATTTTGTGGCTGCAAGAGCTAAATCAGGTTTTCCTTCGTCTGTGTCTAAACATAAAGGAAGTAATAATTGAATTTTATCTTCATAACATTGTGGAATTGCTAATTTATAGTTTGCTGAAACTCTACGTTTCATTAATTCAACTGCGCCTGTTAAGATACACATTTTGTTTTCTTTTTCTAAAAATCCTTTTGGTAATCTTTCTTTATTCTTTTCATCTTCCAAAATATGCTTGAAATGTATATCTATTGGGTAATGCCAATCAAACAATAGAAGAGAAGGATCTTCAAAATAATTGGCTTTTTGTGGACGTTCAGATATTCCATGTTGATTTAATTCATGTCCAGTAAGAAATGATACATTATACTCCTGATCAGAATATGCATATATTGATTCATAATATTTGGTAAAGAGTCCTGTATTAAATAAAGCATAATTATCTTTTCTTATAATTTGTCTTTCTGTTCTAAGACGTTTATAGGTATGAACTAGATAATTAGTTAATATACCATTATTAGGATAAGTCGGATTTGACCAAATTTCTTTATCTGCTTTTTTAGATAAAACTTCAGTATATTCATTCCAATTTACATTAAAATGTCCCATATTCTCAGCTCCTTTTGTATTCTTAAACGCTTCTGTAAGTATATCATATTTTTGAGATTCTGGAAATGGGAAAGTAGCAGTGTCATTTGGCTTATATAATTCAAATGAGTATGATTCATATTTTTGTAATTTTTGTGGTATGTATTCACCTTGTAATTCTGTTTGTGTTTTTCTATATGCTTCTAGTGGAGTGTTGGCATATGCGAGATAGATATGATCATAAGGTTCATAGCAATAAGCTGCTGTTGTTGGTATTAAATATGTATTCATGTTTTCTCCTTTAAGTTGAATAATTATTTTTGTATTGGTTATATAGTTATTCTCTTATTAGAGTGATTTTGTGTGTAGTTTTTTGAGTACCCCCTATGTGAGGAGTGTGGTGAGAGATGATTTGGGCGATTTTGAGGTGAAAAACGTTATCGGTAAAAGTACCTATAAATAAGGAAGATTTTGGATTTATGGATGAATTTTTGGTGAGATGAAGGTTTGATTTTTGGGTTGTGAAGCTGGGAAAATGCTTGATTTTAGTGGGTTTTGACGATATGGGGTACGATAAGTGGTTTGGAGGAGAGAATTTGGGATTTTGCTTGATTTTGTTAGGTTTTTGAGAGTTTTAAAATTAAGTGAGTATGTAGAATAATCAGCTATTGGGAATATAAAAGAACACATGTTTAGTTTTAGTTTTTGCCACCCCCTACTAAACGTTAGTTCGATAAAACAATGTCTAATAGATATATATTAGTCATTGTTTTTCAGAATGATAAAAACCGTTACACGTAGTTTTTAAAACTATGTGTTATGATTATATATATCATATAATATAGTTTGATGTTATAAAAAATATATCGTATTTTTAAAAATTTACTATTGGCAATCACACATCCGTGTGATACTATATTCAATGTCAAAAGGACATAGCAACACATGAAAATAACTTTTAAAATTTTTCAAAAAAGTCCTTGACAAGCACACAAACGTGTGATAACATAATCTCAACAAAACAAAGAACGACACAACAAAATGTAAGGCACGGCAAACTCATATAGTTGTTAATTCAAAAGTTTTGTTGACAATCACACGAAAATGTGATATAGTAATTACAACAAATAAACAAGCACTCGACAGAAGTTAGTCGTTAAAACTTGAAAGAAGGTGCATTTACTGAAAAATGTATAATCCAAAAGGGTACTATGTACCTAGTGGATACATGGGTTATGTATCAGAAGAAAAGAGTTATATACTCTTTTCAACTGAGCAAGAATACCTTGAATACATAACCGACTAACTTACACAAATTGTATAGATAGTCCCTCAACAAGTCTATTCTATCACAATTCGTAAGTTATTTCCACACCAAAAATATAAACAGTTCTATTCATGTATAGGTACTGTTTGCCATTCCTAGAGTGACAAGCAAAAGACTAGAAGTGTGTAGAGTTGCTAAGGGTTTTAATCAAAACGTTTCCCTTATACAAAGCAGTCCCAAAAGGATGAATATAAAATGGTTATATGGTTTTACCTAGAAAAAACCTAGTCCTTCAGCTTATTACTTTCTCATGCAATGCCTTGTTGTTGTATGGGTAGGACGAACCTACAATATTTTTGTAGGAATAGGGTAGTTCCCTTTAGTGGCATAGGGTTCACGTTCTTAGATTATTTTCTAGGAAGTGGTCAACGATAGAACAAGCAACCGACACAAAAATAAATAACTCACGCTACAACAAAAAAGCGTGATTGACTTAGGTTCATAATCATACTTACTAAGTCAATAAATACATAAGAGACAGACACAAGTACAAAGTGGCAGATAGTAGGGTAACACCTACCATTCTTGATGTTGGGTAACTCCAACTCACATGACCGTTATACCTCTGTGTTCTGTATAATTCAAGTTATACATAGTTAGAAGGTACAAAAGTGTGATCTGTTAAAGCTCGTACTATATTCACTGTCCTATGTGCAACGACTGTATACTACTATATAAATATAGCAAGTACAGTTTATAACGATGACCTCTCATAAAATGGGTGCCAGAATAGGATATATGTATATTCATAAGTATATCAGGATGCGTTTGAGCTAAATAAGCGATGCATAAACACCTAGCAAGTATGTAGTTATAATTAGTCGGAACGGATAAAACGAACGAGATAAACACATGAGACACTAATTTTGTACCTTTTATAGTGTGCATAACACTATGACAACAAATACAATAAATCATATTATAGCACCTATGCGTTAAATAGGAGAATAGGAGATACTATGAAAAACTTACAGATTAATTTTTATGCAAAGAACATCACAGAAGAGTCTAAGTCTGAACTTATGACAGCAGTACAGCACGAGTCTTGCAACATGAATATTCAGTTGCTTGATGATACAATCGCTAAACTTGAGAAGAAGATTGCTAATGAGAACGGCAATTATTCAGTAGAAGAAGTACAGGCTTTCCAGGTACAGTTAGACTCTGCAAATGAATCACGGACTAAGTTTGTGGAGACACAGACAGACACATTAGAAGTATACAATAAAGTTGTTTCTACTATGTCACAAAAAAATGCTGACCACTTCGGTAACTCTGCTGATGTTGTAAGAACTGTACTTCGTGTACTTGGCTCATGGGATAACTCTAAGCTTGTAAAGTATGCAATTATTCCTGCTTTTGAATCACCTGAACTTTATGAGGCATTACAGGTAATTCATATTAATTCCAAAGCAGGGGATGACGGAAATCTTGTAATGAGCAAAGAGGTAAAAGAAGCCTATAAAAAGGCAAGCGCAGAACTTGAAACAATCATCAAGAAAACTTTCTCTTTGCCTTTTGAAACTCCGTACACGGACAAGACAAGAGTGAAGCTGACAGCAGAAGATAAGAAACTTTTAAACGATTGCTACATTAAGGGATTTTCTAACAAGTTTGATGTAGACGATGAAAAGGGAACTGTATCATTCAAGAAGCGTCAGATTAACACGCTTGTAAAGGCAAAAAAGAACCGCAAGACAGGTGAAATCACCTATGATTATAGTGGACTTGCAAGTACTATCAGCAACATTGTAATCAAACATTACTTCGCATAATGCAACTCAAAATGTATAGTACGAAAGGCAGAATTTCGGTTCTGCCTTTTAATAGTGTGCATTTTGAGTAAAGGAGAGTGAATGCAAAATGAAAATGCGAATCAGACGAACACACGGAAACGAGCTGTATCATGGAAAACAATTTCCGATTGATACAATCATTCTGCGAAGTGAAAACGGAGTAGAGATTTTCTGTTCTGATTTTAGAATGAGAAAAGGCAAAATTACTGTGTTTATTCATATTCCAGGTAGAAAGAAATTTCTCAAAACTGAAATGCGTAATGAATATACAAAGGCAATGTATGACTATACGCAGCAATTCAAAGATAATTCAAAACGCCTGAATTATAAACAAATGATGTCACATGATCGTAAACGGAAATGCGGATCTGGTGGAGTACGTTTAGGGAAATTCTGTGGTCAAATCACAGACTATGAATGTACAAAAAATCCTATGCATGATTTTAGAAGAGTTTATTGCTAATCACACGGTTATGTGATAGAATGGAGGTGTGTTTAATGGAGGTAAAATAATATGATTGTGTACAAAAAATTAGAAAAATTATTGCAAGATAGAAATATGCAATGGAAATCATTGTGTGATGCTGGAATTTCTGTAAATATGCCAGCCAAATTTTCAAAAAACAAACCAATGAATACGGATATTATAAATAAAGTCTGCGAATATCTCCATGTCCAACCAAGCGAGATTATGGAATGGATACCAGATACAGAATATAACAAGGCAAACGAAGAAAAACAAGCCATAGAAGCCCAAATAGCAGAACTTCAAGCGAAATTAAAAACAATGTAACTGCGTCAAATATAACCAACGCACCCACCAAGCACCCAATTTCCGGGTGCTATTTTTATGCCCAAAAGGAGAAAACACAAAATGAAACGCAAAATAGCATACATATTTATCACATCAGCACTCGTAATGAGTGCTTTTTTAATAGGCAAAACAGCTCATCAGCCATCAATCCCAGTCGATGACGTTGCAGCCTATTATGTAGACAGTAACGGAAATCTCAATCTTGAGATGAAAGATGTCCGTTGCATTAATGATAATTGGGACAACCCAATCTACACAAATTACTTAGCAGAGCAAGGCATACCAGATATCACAGCACAAACGGAGAATAATATATTGAATCTTGCCTCAGTTACAGATTATGAGGCAACCGAAACTACATTGACACTTACAGACCGCAATGGTGATTCGTGGGTAATAGAGAAATAGAAGGGAGAATAAATAAATGGCAGAAGCAAAGTATAACGCTATCCGCATAGCAACACAATTATGCTATAGCGAAACAACAATCAACAAAATCAAAAATGCAACAACAGAAAGCGAAATCACACGGATTTTGCGCACAGCAAGAGAGGAGGAACTGTAAAATGCAAAAGGCAATCATATTTCGTGCATATAACGGAGCAGAGATTATAGACACAAGACCTGAAGCTGAAATTGCATATGATAATATGCGCTATGCAGAGGAGCTTGCGTTAAAGAGAAAACAAAGAAATAAAACTAAACCACATAAAAGTTTTGCGGAAATATTATCCGCATTGTTATAGGAGGCAAACAATGATTAAAGGATACACCGTACCCAACGGCTATATGGGATGGCTGAAAAGCGAAAACAAATATCAGTTATTCGCAACAGAAAATGATTATCTTGAATATATCTTATTAAAGGAGGATGCAGCATGAGTTACACACTATTCAACGTTCCAATGTACAACGAGCGGAAGGCAATCCGTTCATTGAAAAGAAAAGGTTACACAAAAATTACAATAGTGGTAAGGCAAAACCTTACTTTGACTATTACAGGCAGAAGAGAGGTTGATTAATATGTTAGATTATGCTGATTTCTACCGCATAGCTGATTATGCTAATATGCGGTGGAAGGGCGGTTTCGCACCAATTGAGATTGCTGAAAATGCATACAATTACTTGTGTGAATTCCAGTCAAGTAAAGAGAAAGGTGAGCCAAATGATACAATCAAGTATTTACTCACTAATCTTGATGAAGACATTGCAAATGGAGAAGAGCTTGAGGATGTTCATTACTGGACAAGCGAAATCCGAAAAGAGTTAGGCTTGAATGAGCCTATAATTTAGTAACTAAACGGTTTGTCAAAAGGCAAGCCGTTATTTTTATACAAAAAATATTAATTAAGGAGGACACTATTATGTGTAAGAGAGTTTATTTAAAGGCAAAGGAAGCAGAAATGGAAATGCAGGAAGTACGGAATGCAGAGGGATTCACAGGTAAAACAGAGAAACTTCTGATTGCGAATATGGTAAAGGCAGCTAAGAATAATTCTAGGATTGGAGATAAACTGCTCATGGTTGTTGATCCAAAACAGATTCATATACCAGAGTGGCAGAGAAGAATCAAGCTTACAAGGGCTTATTCAATAGGTAATAACTACAACTCATATAAATGGGATGAGCCGAAGGTGTTACTTTGTAATGGATTGCTTCTTTGCATTGATGGTCAGCACAGAATTTATGGAGCATTCAAGGCAAAGAAGGAAGATGTAGTTGTTGAAGTAATGGAATGTAGTCTTGAAGAAGCAATTGATTTGTTTCTTAGTCAGTTAACAGATCGTGCAAAGATGCAACCAATGGATATATATCATGCAGCTCTTGCAGCAGGGAAACCAGAATATACTGCTTTACGTGATATTTGTCATAAGCATAATGTAGCCGTTAAGGGAGACGATGAGACAGAGAATACAGTTGGTGTATTAACTTCAATTTCCGATAGAATTGGATTTACAAAGACAAATCCTGAACTTCTTGATTCGATGCTTACTCTGCTTGGTAAGCTTGGTTGGAATGGATATGCAGATTCTTACAACGGAAAAGCATATACTGCAAAAATTATCCGTGCCTTGAAAGCATTATATGCTTACTGCGAAGGCAGAACAGATGAGATGGAAAAAGCATTGATTAAGCATTGCAAAGGAACTGAATATTTTGTTGAAAATATCATGGATAAAACACAGGCACAGATTTTTGATTATCTGTCTGAAATTGTTCGATACGAAATGGAAAGCCCATTTACAGCAACAAAGAAAAAAGTAACAAGAAAGAAGGCAATTTAAGAGAATAACTATATGCAAAAGGAGGTGCATAGTTATGGTATATGCATAAATAATGCATAATAGCTGAGATAACGGCTATACGGTCAAATAAGCGAAAGGAGAAAAGCGCAAATGAGTAAGAGATGGAGAGATGATATCCGTGTCGTCAATCCAGTAATGGAGATGAATGGATATTGTGTTAAGCGGAAGAATGGTTCTCATTACATATATGAGAACGAAAAGGGAGATGTGATAAGTCTTCCGAAATCACTTAATCGAATGCTTTGGTTAGGTGAATGTAAACGTCACTCATTAAAAGGCGGTAAAGATGTGTTGAGTAAGATTAGTAGCAGGAGGTAATAAGAATGAAATGGATAGAAATTTTACGGAATGGAGACCATGCATTATTGCAAAGCGAAAGTGATACACAGTATGCAGTTATTAGTGTTTACGATCCAATGCAGTCAGAAGGTCAGCAGTGGGCGCATGGAACGTATTTTACTTATTTCCAGAATAATCCTAAGAAGATGTTATATCTTCAATCAGCTTATGATTGTTTTATGGCAAAGGTAAACGCAGATTATATTTCACGATGCAGATTAGAGGAGTTAGCAACACTCTTCAAAGATGGACTTATCTCTGACGATAGAGATTCTGCTTTTGAATACTTTGATGAGTGTTGTGAAATGTCAGAGGAAGAGAAATCTTTCTTTGGTATTGAAGAAGATTCACCTATTGCAAATACCAAGTTCGAGAATCCTATGTATAACAAAGGATATGATGATGGATTCAGTGATGCAATGAATGACAAAGAAGATTAAGTAAAGTAACATATCATTGGAGAGGAAGTAGATAATATGAAAGGTATTATACAAGTAAATAAACTGAATAAATCAGGATTGTTTGTTTCAGAAATGGATTGGGATGATTGCTACAAAAGCGAGAATAATCCAAAAGGAAATTTTGTAATGATAATTGAACCATTGAACGGATGGGATAAAGGAATTATTTATTATGAAAAAATAGATAAAGGTTATCTTGTGGAAGGTGAAGGTTACATTATTGAGGATTGTGTAGATATTATAAAAGAGCGCATTAGAGAATGGAAGAGAAAATACAAGAAGAAACCATTTGATTATATTGAAACAAAATTAGGCTAACAAATGGATATTTCACTAGAAGAAAGGCAGGTAAAAAATTATGATGAACGAAATTATTATGGAGTTAAATAATAGAGGTTACAAGGCACAAACTACAACAGTGGTAAAAAATGGAATTGAAAAAGTCGGAATAATTATAGGTGAAGGTACAATAAGACCTACTATTTATCCCGACTTAAATTATACAGTAGATGAGTGTGTAAGTGAAATTATTAATATTTATGAAAACATTCCAAAAATGGATATAAATACGGATAAGATCGTAAAGTGGGATTATGCAAAGAATAACTTGCAACTTTGTTTACAGAGAAAGACGAATGAAAATATTTTAAAGAGGGATTATCTTGATATGGAAATGTATGTCAGGGTAAAAGTCGCAGAAGATGCTATATACAAGGTAAAGCCAGGAATGTTTAAAGAAGTAAGCGAAGATGAGATTTTTGCAAGAGCATTGTTAAATGCAAAAGAAAATATTCTTGTTGAAGATATGGCAAAGATGCTTGCCAATATGATAGATTGTGACGAACTTCTTGATATGGATGAAGCAAAAATGATTATTGTTACAAATAAGGAAAAGGTAAATGGAGCAGTTGCAATATGTGACAAGGAGTTATTAAGCAATATTGCAAGGGAATATAATAGTAACCTTGTAATTCTTCCATCAAGTATCCACGAATGTATTATTCACATCGACAATAATCCAGATATGGAAATGTATTCAAATATGGTTCGTGAGGTAAATGAAACACAAATTGAACCCGAAGAGGTATTAAGTAATCATGCTTATTTTTTTAATAAGGAAACTTGTGAGATTAGCTGGTAGTAAATGGTTTCTTCGGAAAGGTAGAGGTGATTATATGCAGATAATAAGAGCAACTAAAGTTTTCGCAAAGGAATTGACGAAACAATTAAAGGGAAACTATTGTATAGAGTCCGTGGAGCTTGTGAAAATTCCACGGGACAGAGCTTATATTATAGTAGGTGGTGGCTATTCAGACATAGATATTGATTGGGATGATAACACAGTCAAAGTACTACAGGTAAATTATAAACCTGAGTGCTATGCTATGTCGCAGTATGTTACAACTGGAGAACTTTGCAAATTGGCAAGAGGTCTTACTGATTTGACAATGGAAAATTATGTAAGCGCATTTAAAAATGCGTATGAGATTTAAAGAGAATGGATGTTTTATAGTGAAAGGTAGATAAAAAATGGATGAAAATATTGTATTAGACAGAGTTACAAATGAAAACAAAAGCGAATGTTGTGATTTTGTAGTATGTAATAACTGCGGAAGAGCAATGCTGATAAATCACGGAGAAGACACTTGTCCTGAATGCGAGTGTAATGGAACTTTATCATGGATGGAAGAAGATTTCGAGGAAATCAATTATGATAATGCACCAGATATATTAGCAGGAATGGGATATACATTATGCGATACAGAGTAAAGAAATTTGTGTATTTCATCAAAAATGGAGGTAAGAGAAAATGATTGTAAATGCTTATTTAAAAGTAACTCAAAAACAATGGGAAGACATTAAAAAGAAATATGTAGAACCGAATATGTATCATATTGTAAGCAGTTCAAAGCGAAAGTGCAAGCGTTGTGACGGATGCAGTGCGTATAATCCTTGTACAACTTATGAAGGATATTGTACAGAAGTAGAAGGATTAGTTGACAGAAATTCTACTTGCGAAAGTTGGCACTAAATATGTGATTTATTGGAAGAAAGGAGAAATGAAATGAGTATTATTGAAGAAAAAGGGTGGACAGTAACCTATATTCCTTGGGAAGATATGGAAGGCAAGCCAAGAGTGGCAGGAAGATTCAAAACTACAAGGGAAAAAGATGAATTTTTAGAAAAGATTCATAAACCTGATTCTGGTTGGATGGATGAAGAACTTGCAATGATTGGTGTAATCAATGATTACAATTACATGTTGCCAAGATAGGAAATTCGCATTTACTAGGGAATTGAAATAATATGAAGTTAGAAAGGATGATAAATATGGCTTATATATTAGGAAGATTAATTTCATGGAATGTGAAATTTGAAAAAGTAGATAGCCTAACTATAAGGGTATATGGAAACTTTGATGGATTTTCTGTAGTTAGAGAATGTAAACAGGATAATTATATTGAAGTAGACGGAAGACTTATGGATTATGAGGATTTTGAAAATTGGATTTATGAAATAAAAAAATAGCCATTGAAACTAAGATTTCTTAGGAAAGTAGTGAGGAAAATGATAACGGAAAATACACGGAAACAGTTAGCAGATTACAGAAAGCATGGTAAGAAGCTCAAATATCTTATCAATTATCTCATGGGGTTAATTGAGGACGAAGATGATTTCGAGGAGATAATTATAAGAGAAATGAAAGCTCTTGCATTCAACGAGGATGAAATTATTGAATGTCTGGAATATGATTTCGGATTGGATATGAGTTGGCATCCAATGAGTGTAAATTATGGAAAGTAAATAACAAGTAAACGCAAAGGCAGTTAGGAGAATAATCTACTAGCTGCCTATTTTATTACAAGAAAGAGAGGAAATGAATTATGGAATTACGGAATAATTGGTATAAAGCAGATAAGGGAAAACATTTTGTACTTACAGAAAAAGGCAAAGAAGAGTGTACAAGTTACAAGCATAAAACAGTTGGTAAACCTGTAGACGAATATGATTATGAAGCAGTTGAATGGTCAGTTGATAAAGGATATGTGATCGAAACTGATATTCCAGGATGGACAAAAGGACTTAAGGGATATGAAGTTGTGTATTACAACGGAGAATATAGATTATCAGCAGGTAATCCGCAAATCTTCCCAACACGCAAAGCAGCAGAAATTTATAAAAAGCATTATGAAGCATATGCATGGTTCAATAAAGATTTAGTGATTGAAGAAGTTGAATATGATGGTGTTCCATTAAACAAACCGAAAATGTACAAGGGAAAAGAAATTGTAGATAAAGAACATTACTTTGGACTTGATGCACATGAAGTTGGTGAGTATTTCACAGAGGATATGATTGATTCCTTTATGGATTTATTACCACCAGCTTGTATGAGAAGTGATTGTTCACAGATTGGTGAACCATGTTCAAGTAGAATTGATGAAAATGGAAAGGGCAGAACAACATATTCTACATTCAAAAAGGTAGATGATGGAATTTGGGAATATTGTGGAGATTGTTTTAGAGGTGAAAATTATATGCATGGAAAAGATATTCCGTATGTGAGATAAGGAGATGATACTAATGTTAAATATCAAATGGGATAACGGAGTTACAGGATATTTAAGCAAAAGCGAAAAAGAACTGTGTGAAAAGATTGATAGAGAAATCAGTGCTATCAATGCAGTTAGTAAAACGGAAATATCTGTAATAATCAGTATTGAAGGTGGCAATCAATTCCACATAAAGAAAGATACTGGTTCACTGATTGGATATATGAACGCAGAACAGTGTTGGTATGCATTGAAGGGAATTATGACAAGTTTGTTATACATGGAAAGGCAGGTTGATTAATATGATGCAGTACGAAATAAAAGAACCAAATGGGTTTGGAAGTACATGGATAAAAGTAATAGGTAAAAATGCAAAACAGGAAACAATGACAATAGAGATTGTACATTGTGAAAATCCAGGAGGTAAAAATTCATTACCTTATGCATGGTATAAAAATGGTTGGACTGATAAAGTAATGGAAACCTATATTGGTTGCCATACTTATGTACATGATTCTGAAGGAGCTTGTTTTGGTATTTATAATCCAACAACAAAATTAAGTGATGACGGAAAGAGAAGTGTAATCAACTTTGATTGGTTACTCGAAGATACAGAGGAAAATCAAAAGAAAATCATTGAAGCTTGTATCAAACTATTTGAGTCTGCTACCGGCAAGAGTGCAACAGAAAAGAAAATTGAACATGTAATGGAATTTGCAAAAGAAAAAGGTCTTGAGGTTGTATCTGAAATGCCTAAAGGTTGGAGAAAAAATCCATTTGCAACAGATCCATATGGAGCTGTGACTATTGATAATGATAAGCCAATTTTTGCTAATCATAAGAAGAACCCAGAATATAAGAGAATGCTGTTGATGGAAGGAGTGTGATAAATATGTTACCACAGATTCAGTATAATAAAGTATTGCTTGGTAAAATGAAAAGCAATTACTTTAATGCAAAGGCATTATATGAAACCATTAAGGCAAATGCAGAAGAAATTCAGAGAAAAGTTCTTGCAGAGAATGAATTTTATGAAACAGAAGATATTGCGAAAAGAATGGAAAAGCGGGGTGGAGATGGTAAGCCTAAACGTATCCTTGATCCTGACTTAACATATATGATGGACTTAGACAATGAGTTGCCACGATTCATTGATTTATGTTATCCAGAATATGTGAAAGCTGGAATTGCAGATTCAAGAGGTAAAGATTATATTCCAGAAGCGAATGCAAAAGATTTGATGTATGAGGCAGAAAAGCAGCTTATAGAGTATGGAATTGATATTATTCCCGATGAATTTGGTGAAAAGGAAACTCTTAGAAAAGCAGTACAGATGATTAAGTACAGAGATAAAGTACTTGATTTGGTATTGAGATTAGAAAGCGGGGAGGTTGAAAATTATGCAGAAAATAATTGATAGTGCTGTTTTATCAGATGGAACGAAAATACAGCTTGAAGATTGGCATAGTGAAAACACAAAAGCATATCCAGACTTACACGGATATACAATTGGTGCTTACCCGATAGCGAAAAATACAAATAAATGGGGACTAATAAAAACAGGTAAGAAATTCAGATTAACTATTGCTAGAAATGAATATGCAAACTATACGGATGATATGGTACTTGCAGATTATGAAGCGTTGAAGAATGAAACTAAATCACTTGCTGATTTGCGAGAACATTTTTGGAACAGAGATAAGGATGCATTTTACTTGGGTTTGATTGATAAAGAGCCTGAGTGGTAAAGGAGCGTGTTTATATGGCAAAACATATTATCGATAAAGATAATACATTAAAAGCATTGGGAAGCATTAACACATTACTATCTCAGTCATTACAGATAATAAAAAAGGTAAATGAAGATGAGCAATGGGATTTTTGTACAGATGATGTTTTAGCAAGGCGAGTTAATGATGCTGAAAGATTAATAAAAGAAATATCAGACGTTGTATTTCAGAATTAAATAGAAAAGGAAATTGTAATTTTATAAGGAAGGTAAAAGGTGATAATTATGACTAAAATGAGAGTAATGGTAGTTAAATATGGATATGCAGTTGTAGAAGCTGAGACGGAAAGCGAAGCTATTGAAAAAGCAGAGAACATGAGCGATGGAGAATTTGATTGGTCAGATCCTGATGATACACAGGTCGTAGATAATGATGTAGATTTTGAATAATACAGAGAAAAGGAAATTAAAAATGAAGATAAACGAAGTAAGAAAAACAGAAACAATCGAGAAACTTGTAAGAGTCGAATACATTGCAGATGATGGAACTATATTTAGAAGCGAAGAGGAGTGCAAAAAGTATGAGGAATCAGCACTGTTTGCACTTAGCAAAGAGTTAAAGAGAATGGGTAACAAAAACTATTTATCATATTGCGACATAAACGATGATTGTAGCTGTGATGAGAAAGTGGAATTTTTTGATATACAAACAGAAAAGGACTTGGAAAACCTTAAAAGATATTTATACCTTGTTTTAAAGAAAAATGGAGCAAGTGATGATACGGTAAATGATTGTTTTAAATCAAAAGATGGAACGAGAGATAAACATGTATTTGATGGTGTTACAGCAGGTCACGAAGTAATGATTTTCTGGAATTATGATGAGGATTGGTTTTGGGTTTACAATGACGGAAGTATTAACGGATATTGTGAATTTTTCAGAGAGAAGATCACAAAGCTTATTACTCCAAAGGAAGCAGACTAATAGAGAGAATAAATTAAGGCAGACGCAAATAAATGTGTCTGTCTTATTTATTGGAAGGAGAATGTGAGATGCAATTGATGAAATTTGTAACAAGAGACACCAAAGATAAAAATAAAATTCTTGTATGGTGTACAACAAACAGACTAATTACATTCAGAGATTTCATGCAGTATGCGTTGGATAATTTGAAAAATCCTAAAGATTTTATGATTATTGATACAGAAAAGAATCTTGTTTATGACATGTATAAAGTTGCAACAGAAATATATGGAATGAAAGAGAGAACCTTTGGAGAAATAATGAATGATGTTCATACAGGAAAATGGGCGAAATATTCTGATGACGAATTAAAAGGTTTAGAGAAAGGAGAATGTAAAGATGATTACACGGAATTGTTTTGGAAAAATTACCACACGAATAAGTAAATATGTTGTAGAAAAGCGACATGATGGGAAATGGGAAATTAATAAAGAAGAATATTGTTTAAAGACAACAGCAGTTGTTGGAGATGGTGTTTTGCTTTGGCTAGATATTGAACCATTTGATTCAATGGTAAAGGCATATACATGGTTAAAGAAACATGTAAACGAATTATTGTAGGAGGTAAGCAAAATGGGACTTTTATATTTAAGGAATGAAGAGAAACAGTTATACAGTGCATACGGATTAATTGTATATGGCAGACAGGATAGATATGAATGGACTATCTACAGCAATAAGCCAGACGAAAATGTATATACATCATTACGGATTGAGCGAAACGGAGAGGAAATCTACAACAGAAATCTTGGTAACAGATGTATCTTTGAAGAGAATTTCAACAGAACGATTGATAATTTCTTATGGTGGATTGATAAAGATAATCCTGATGCATATGACATTGACAATGCAGTTATTAAGGATCTGTGCGAAACAAACTCATTATTCAATCATCTGATTGGAAACAGAAAGCGAAAAGAACAGGCAGAAGCCAATGAGAAAGCAAGAGGTGAAGCAACTAGAGAAGAAGAACAGAGACAGATTGATTTGATTAAGCAGTATTGTGAAAAGAAAAATCTGTTATTCAAACAGTATTATGAAAAGGCTTATCTGATTAAGCTACATAATAAAGATGTAAGGCAGATGATTGAGAATGCAGACAATAAGCAGTTTGAAGGATTGAGAGATTTTATGAATGAACATCCTGATAACAAGGATGCAGTAATTGTAATGAATGGAAATATTGAAGATATAGTAAGACAGATAGCCTAGAAAGTGAGGTTGGTTAATATGGAATTAAAATTATCAAATTGTTCAATAGAAAAATTTGTGAGCTATGCAATAGAACGAATGAATAAGCATCGTATGGATAATAAATACCATTATTCTTACATGACAGAATCACGATTGAGAAAAGTGTTTCAGTATATGTGTGACAGAAAAACAAAATGTTCAGGATCTAATTATTATATTTCAGATACAGATGGATTTATTAGTAAATTCTCACAGCCAGAAGAAGAGAAACAGGAGTTAATGGAAGAAATGCTATTCCATGAAGTATGGTGCAAGTGTGAATGGATTTATAGGATCATTGATAAAGAAAGAGAATTTTATGAATCATTAAAAGGATACGTTGGTGCAAGAAAAGTAAAAGAATTTGAAAATGTAGCATAGGAGGTTGAGCAATATGTATATAGAACATGATTATCATTATATAAATGCAAATGAAAATTTGTTAATAGAAAAAGGTTATGGAAAGGTTTCAATACATTCTATTCATTTTGACAGGCATTATTCAGAAGAACAGAAGGAAAAGAATAGACAGATTGCAGAATCTATGACAAGCGAGCAATGGAGTAGACACTGTGAAGAGGTTGCAAAAGGTTTTTCAAAACCTTTAAATGATATTCTGAAGCAGTTTATAGACAGATATGACATCCACCAGGTTTCAGAAGAGACAGATACAATGGAACATTATAAAAGTGATTGGGATTTATATTTTTGGAGTAATGAAGGATGGAATGGGAAAGATTATATGGACTGTTTCAAACTTAATTTTAACATGAATAGAAGTGTAGAAAAGAATATGGCTTTGTTAAATGAAATTATTCCACTTGTTGAGTCTATGGAATATGAAAACATAGGTTGTCGTATACAATATGATGCTGTCTTAGATAAAGAGAAAATTGAAAGAGAAGCGAAAGAAATTTGCGAAAAACTTACAGGAAAATTTATAACATATTGTGGAATTGAAGGAAAAATTAAAGTTGTGGATGAAGTTAATAATTATAAAACTTATGGATTTTTTAGGAAAGGTGCAAGAAGCAAATATTACAAAGTATCAAACACAGAAATATTAGCAATGAAATTACAGGAGGTAATTTAATATGGAAGATAAAGTTGTAATTGATGTATTAAAGGAACTCAGGAATGAACTTTTACAGAGAGTTGAAGAATTGGAAGATGCATACAAAGAATGTGGTCACAATTCAATCTGTAATAGAATCTCACAGTTACATGAAGACATAAATGTAATCGAAAAGAAAATTGAAAAAATTAGTCCTAGTGATTGTGATTGGTAAAAAGAGGTGATGTAAATGTTATGTCCATATAAAGGTGCAGCGTTATTAACCTTGGAAAGAATAAAAGGAACTATAACAAGTTATTATGTGAATCAGGTATATAAAAATGAACAGTATAATTTGTATTGGTTTATAAATTCTAAGGGATATGCACATGTATTGAAACCTTGTAAAGTATTACTTAACGGAAAATTTCTTCATTATGCGATTGAAGATAATTTACTGACAATAGATAATATGGTACAATCTAAAGGAAGCAATGGAGAATATAGTTCACTCAAAGAAGTTATTGAGGAATTGGAACGGAGGTTACATAATGAAAAATTGTAATAGCTGTAAACATTTTTGGCATGATAATTCAACGGGCACTTCTGAATGTGATCAGTATGACAATATGACAGAGGATGAAACTGATAAGTATTATACAAACGGAGAAGATAATTGTCCGTTCTATAAGGAAGATACCAATTAACTAATGAATACAATTTAATAGAGAGAATAATTAAGCAGATAGCAGATAATGTTATCTGCTTTTTTTTAATTCCAAAGGAAAGAACTGTTTCTTAAAAAGAAAGCGAGGTAGCAAATATGGAAAAAGATTTTGAAATTAAATATAGAGATGAACAGATAAAAGAATTGAGAGAGGCATTAGCAGGAACTAAAAGAGAGATAGGTTATTTTAATCCATTAAAAGGTAAATGGGAAATAAATTATTCCTCAATTTTAACAAAGCTGATCCAAGAAGCAGGTCGCTGGTGTGAACATTATGCGAGCGACTTATTTATCATATGGAAATATAAAATTGATAAGAAGTTAGATGACGGAACTATGGATACAGAGCAATTCGTATTCGGTTTCAAAAATGATGGTGTAGATCACAAAGAATGGTATGAATTGCATAAGAATGATACAGGCAGATACATAGCAGTGTGGTTCTTAGATGTAACAGTTAATGATGGAAAAATGGAAATGGTATTACACAAATAAAGGAGAGTGATTGAAATGTATCAGCATATAGAATTTATTGATGGTAGTAATTCTTATATCAGCAAAACGGAAAAGGATTTTAAATGGATGTGTGAACATTATGTTCTCATTCCGATTGCAGAAAATTTCTGGAAGGCAACCGACAGAATTTATTATAAAGTGGTTGGATTTGCAGATAAGAATGAGAGAGCTACTTTTAATAGAAATTACAAATCAAAAGCAGGTGCAATGAGGGCAATTCGGAAAGCAATTAAAGAGAATAAATTTGAGTGTATTGTACTTAGAAAAGAGGTTGAAGATTTACGGAATGATGAACACTTTGATATTTCAGTGAGTACACCTATTAAAACATGGAATTTTGGATAGATTGGAGTGATGAAAATGACAAAATATACATTAGAAGGTAAACGGATGGCAGTTGATGAAAAGAGACTTGTTGATTTGGCAAATAGATGGTTGCCAAAAGGAATGTCGGCAGAATATAAAAGGCAATTTGCAGATTATGTCAGATTTCTTATTTCAGACTTAGAGTTGGACGAACCATTTTATGATTGCGATGGAAGTGGAATAAGCGTAGAACAGTATTATTTCTTGGCTTGTTTAATATATGCTTGGAACAACGGATATTCAGCAGTTTTGGAATGTGATGATGATTTAAAGATATTTGATTGTTTGGATTCAGTTACAGAGGAAATCTATGATGAATTTGTTGAAAGAACTGCTGATGAATACGGAGATGTTGATACAGAGTATTTTATGAAATGGATCAACGAAGAAAACTGGGATGGAAGAGTGAAGAAATAGCAATTTCAAAGGAGTTGGTTCGATGAAAATTAGAGTAATTGATTGTGATGCAATCGTAGGTTTTGTTGATTACGGAACTATTGATAGTGAAAAGAATGGTGGTTGGTCAACAAAAATGCGGTGTAGAAAATGTGGTGCAGCATGGCTTGCTGAAAATCATGCAAGTGGAATTGATAGTTGTCCTAAATGCGGAGCAACAGGTAAAAAATATGTTATCCCTGTAGAATAAAAAGGATGGTTGATTTTATGAAAACAGATAAATTAGAAAAATATCTTGATGAATTATCAGAAGGAACTGATTTTGATTTTAGAATATCAGAAATAAAGAATGGTGAAATTGAGTTATATATGCAGGGAGATAATCCTTGCAATGAGGATTGGTGTACTGAAATTACAATTAAGAATCCAAAGACAAAGAAAGAATTAGTTGAAGCTTTACACGAAAAAATGTGGGAACTTTATGATGACTTTGATGTTGAGGAAGAAACATATCTTATGTTAGAAGCAAAGAGAAATGGATTCCAAGGTGTTCCTGGTGTAGTCGAACTAGTACATAACGAGGAATATAAAGAAAATGCATTGAAAGAGTTTGCGGAAAAGTTAAGAGATTTATTATAGAAAGGATGGTTGATCCTATGAAAACAGTAGAATTATTATTAAATGATTATATTGGAGATAACTATAATCCGTCAAGACAAACAAAGTTTACAATAACAGAGGAATGTCTTACTGATTATTTAAAGGAAACTGAAGATGATAGAAATGTGAAAATGTTTCTTGACACCTATGATAGTGATGAATCATCAGTTGTATATGATTATGCATCAAATGACGGAAGAATTTTGTCAGAAGAAATCACTTACTGTGATGACTTTATAGACAAATATGAAAGTTTTATACACAGAACGCAAAAAAATAACCCAGATATGTCAGAAAAACGGATTTTAAGTAAAGAATATTATTATTGGGGAGTGTATAAAGATATGATTAGGAGGAGCAATTTATGTTAGATATTACAAACTTATATGCATACAGAATTGAAGAATTGGCTGTTGGAATTGTAAAAGGAAAATCGTATGAGGATGCAAGAGAAAAAGTCAAGATGGCTTATTTAAAACACAACGATTATTTTGATTCTGAAAGAGATTTTATTGAGATAAAGGAAATTGCAGAAGATGATTCATGGTTCAGCGATAATCCTGATGTAGTTGAAGTCGATGAATTAATATAGAAGTGGAGTGGTGATATATGGATATTAAAGAAGTAATGAAGAAAGCAGTACGAGCTTTATTAAGTAGTGGATCATATGACGATTTAAACGAAGAACAGAATGCAGTTGTTGTTGAATTTGAAACAGAATTATGGAAATCAAAAGTTGATGAATTGCGGAAGTCAATGCCGCCAGAAGAAATAAAGGAAACAATACATGATTGGTGGTCAGATTATGAAATTGCAGACGGAACAGAAGATAATTTGTTAGCTTATGTATAGGAGTGATGATATATGTATAAATGTGGAAATTATGTAAAGCCTGAAACAGACGATTGCAGCTATAAAGATGATAGATGTTGTTATTATTGTGATAAGAAATGGGATTGTAAAGCAAAAGCAAAATGTGAATTTGATTGTTGGGATGATGACAAGGATAACAAAGATGATGTAAATGCTTATTGGGAAGATGATAAGGAGTGATGATCTATGAAGTTTTGGATATACACATTTGACGATGACACTTATGGAATTGTAAAAGCTGATACAGAAGAGGAAGCCAAACAGAAAGTATTAAAAGCATATACAGAGCATGGAGGATACGAGTCAGTGATAACCAAAGATATGATTGAAATTGAAAATATTGATAATCATTGGTTTGCTGATAATCCTGATGTTCTTGAATTAGGATGTATGGGATAGAATGGAGGTATAAGTATGAAATTTACAGCAGATTTTTCCACAAGGAATGGTTATGGAAATCAAATTTGTATTGCAGACAATATAGAGAATTTGATTATTGCCCTCGTTAATCGTGGATTTAACTTCGTTGACGGAATGCAGAATGAAATCGTTGAATGGAGTAAGACAACAAATAAAAAATATTATAGGACAGGAATTACAATAGAACGTGGAGATTCAGAAATGACGGAATATACGTCACTATGAATCAAGAGTTTTAAGGTAAGAATTGGAGGCAAAATAATGGATGAATTAAGAACAACACCACATGATTTTATATGGAGAGTGAAAAATCCTCAAGATTATTGGGCAGATACATTAAAAGAAGTAAAGTATGATGTTTATTTAAACGGCAAAAGAAGAGGTGGTTTTATTGGAGTCAATAGAACATTTGACGATGATACGTATTATGTAAATTATTATGATGAAAACAATAACATTGCATATTGTACTGCCTATACCGATACAGAAATTATTTTGAAACGAGTGAATCGAAAGGAGTAATATCACAATTAAGTAAAATTTAGAAGAATGGAGAATATTATGAATAACGGACTTTACCATATACAGGATAATAAAATTTATAAGATGTCACTAGATGAACCTATGAAAAAGATTGGAGTTGTAGCAAGTGACGAAGCAATTATGAACATTATTGATACAGTCACAGAATACATGTACTGTAATTGGGGTGATTGTTGTATGAAGGAAGATATGACATGGGATAAATTACAAAATGTGCGTAATGAAATCAAAGATAATGCAATGGATATGATTAAAGCAAATTTGGACATAAAATGATAATTTTAGGATTGGAGAAATATATATATGCAGAAATTATATACTTTAACATCAGACGAGGTAGAAAGCTTATCCTTCTACCAACAGAGCATTCGTACAACAGCAAGTTATATTGGAAAGCTTATCGACAAAATAGAGGATGGCGAAACACATACAGAGAAAATTAAATATAAGATTGATGAGATTATTTCGTATACAAAACACATTAATGACATCCTAGCAGAGAAATGAAACGATGATTTAATAAGGGAGGAAATTTTATTATGGGATATAATTCAGATGATATTAAAGATATGTTTACTACTTTAAAACAGTATGGGTATGGTTATACGCAATATAGTCATAAAAACGGTAAATGTACCATTAACACAAATGTCTTATTAGAAACAATAGAAAAGCAAATAAAAGAAAAAGGAATGCATTTGGTTAAATTGTTCACAACCGTATCAGGTTGTTTTATAGAAAAATTAATATATACCAATGCTTCTGATTATATTATTAAAAATATTTGTGAAGAGATAAAAGAAGATGGTCTTCTTAATGATACAAATAAAATCAATGGCGTTTTGGAGGTATTAAAAGCCAGAGGGTATAGATATAAAATAGTTGATGATACACCTCAATTTAGACTTTAAAATTGTATTAATATACCAATGAAACGGAAATTTCATTAGAGAAAGCGAGGAGAGCTAATGGATAATATATTGTTAAAAGATACAAAAGAGAAACAGGTAATACTAAATCAAAATCTGCTCACAAAGCAATTGAGCATTACTGTTTATAACAAAATAACTAAGAAAAAAATAATATACACGAATCCTAAAAGAATGTGTATACTATTTGCACAGTGTTTGTAAAGGAGGTTGATGAAATGGAAATAAGTAAATATGCAATGCCAGCAATTGCAATATTTATGAATGGCGATGTAAGAGAACAGGTGCATCGAGAACTTGCACCATGCAATAACAATGAATTTATTAAGAGATACTGTGAGATTGATCCAGATTTTGAGAATGTCTAGAAATCAGAATTTGGAATTGATATAATGGATTTATGATTGGAGGTATGTATTATGAAGTATAGAGTGTTTGACATAGACAATAAGGCTGAATATACTAAGGAAATGAGTTTTGATGAACTGAAAGATTATTTTGAACCAGATGTTGAAATATTTGGCGAAGAAATGCATGACAAATGGGAAGAAGTAAATGATGTCGATGATCTTAGAGAGTATTTAGAGTACAAAGCAGACGGAATGAGAGTCGAAGATGGAATAGAGGTCATTCCTGATGATATGGACATTCTTCTCGAAGATAACTGTACCAAAGCAGAAGCAAAGAAGTATCTTGAAACCGGCACGACTATATACAGAGATTTAGAGGAAGGTCTTGAGGGATACTGTGAAGAATGGGATAGCTGTTGTGCAGATGATGGATATTCTGACATGGTGAGGGAGATGGTTAGAACACATAAACCTTGCACTGATTGGGGATGTGTGGAAATTGAAGGAAAATGGTACTATATAATGTATGTGTTGTAGTACTGTAAAATAAATATGTGACTTGAAACAGGCAATCGAAAGGTTGTCTGTTTTTTAGTGGAGAATAATATAATGGAGGTGATTGTATGTTTGAAATTAGAGATAGGCAGGGTGGAAATTTCATTGACAGTTTCGATTCATTAGAAGATGCGACTTATGCCCTTAATGAGCATGAGGAAGCTGATAAGCTGGATGGTATCTATGAAGAGAACTTTTACGAGATATTTGATACTATCAATAATGAAATAGTAGTGATATAATAAAAATAATATGGTAACGGAAATAAGATGACGGAGGTAGCCATTATGGGACAGTTAATTGGATGTTTGATTGCAGGATATTTATGTATTTATCTTCCTTGGAAAGCGAACCAAAAGGAAGAATCTCGTAAGAGACAAGATATGTATAATAACTTAAACAAGAAGTCTGTAGACGAAATGGATAAATGGAGAAAATAATATAAGAAAGGTGGTTGATGAACATGTTCGGAGGACTATTAGCATTTTTAGGAATTTATGCAGGAAGTGCTGCAAAGGCAGCTTATGATAATTATGATATGAAGAAAACAACTCGTACAGTTGATAAAGATGGAAATGTGCATTATGCGGACAGATTGTGTAATGAATATATCAATGGTGAGCGAGTAAAGAGAGTTGAAACAACGGACAGAAATGGAGTTAAGTTGTATTCAACTGTTGGAGTGAATAGTAGCAGAGTGTATAACACTTCTTACGGAAGAGGTACGCAGCAGTTATTGGAAATGAGTGAACGTGACAAACAAAATAATATCAAGCGTGGATACAATTCATATGGACAGTACAATCCTTATTTTGGGAAAATAGTAACAACCGAAATTAGTTCAGGAAGAACAATTACTTGTTTGTTTAGCGGAAAAAATAGCAAAACTGGAAAAGAGTTTTATAGAGTATGGTATTTTCGTCCAGAATGTCAGGGAAAACTTGATTACGATACGACTGTTGAAGGAGATATGGGCACTGAAATTACAGAGGAAGAATTTAACAAGTTGAATTTTGGATGTTTAAAATGTAGGACAATGCCAAGTGACTTCAATGTAACTAAGAAATTATGGGGTGAAGATTGGTAAATAAATACCGACAGTATGCATTTTACATGCTAAAATAAAAGCGAGAAATAATAGATTTATGTGCAATGTTATAACAATGTATTGACAGTGATGCAAATGGAGAATATAATAATATTAAAGAAAGGAGTGATATATATGGCAAATACAAATGTAACAATGAGAATTGATGAAACACTGAAAGTTCAATTACAGGAGCTTATGTCAAATCTTGGAATGGACATGACTACTTTCTTTACAATGGCAGCTAAGCAGGCTGTGAGAGAGCAGGCATTACCATTTAAGCCTGATATGAATACGGGAATATATGGCTTGAAATCATATCAGTTAGCAATGAAAAATACAAATTACAATAAAGAAGGGAAAGCGACAATATCTTCTGCTGACGATTGGGCAACTGAATTAGAGTGGGATGATATGTTTGAGCAAATGAAAAAAGAAAGAGGTATTGAATAATGAACAAAGGAGAAGTATGGTTTGTTGAATTTCCATTAGAAGAAGATCCAAGTAGAATATTGAATAGACCTGTTGTGGTACTTGATGAAAATTTACTTGGTGTATTATCTGTCAAGATAACAAAGCATAAGGTAAGAAAAGAAGATCCTTATGATACTCCTATTATCTATTGGGAAGAAGCGAGTTTGAGATTGGCTTCAACTGCGAGAGTATCAAAAGTAACGTTACTTACAAAAGATAGCTTTATATTCAAAATCGGTGATTTGCACAAAGATGATTTGAATAGAATTGAAAACATGTATAAAAAATTTTTAGAAGATAATGGTGCTGTATAAATTATAGCACCATTACTTATTAAAACAGAGAATATTAAAGTAACAAGAAACCAAGTTTTCTTGTGATAGAGGTGTTAATATGAAAATTAAAAAAATAGCGTATTATTCAGTACCAAGATCAGAATCAAGCACTTGTTCTTGTTGTGGTAAATCTATTCAGAATATATGTAGCATTGAAACCGTAGAAGGAGAACGTTTTAACTTTGGAACAACATGTTTTGATAAGCTGATAAAAGATAAACTTCGGTCGTTCCAGAGAAAAGAATACAATCAAGCGATAAAATTTTTGAAGGGATATTATAAACAACAAAAAGTATGGGAAAATATGACAAAAGAAGAATATCTTAATTCAGAAATGTATAGAACTGCTTGTATATGTGATGGTGGTGCTCCGTGGGAAACAAAAGAAGATCTTGACTCATTTGAAGACTATAAAAATTGGATGGTAAATGATTTCTTCCCATACAGAATTGCACAAGAAGAAAAGGTAATTGAGAAATATAGTAGAATTGATTTTTGACTAACAATTTGAAATCTAAGTTTACTATGAAAGGATGATATTTTATGGAAAAATCAAAAACGCCAACACTGGATAGAATGGTAGAAATTCAAGAACAGTCACAATTATGCGGAGAATTTTTGGATTGGTTTTTAGGTAAATATACCGTATTTGACAGAAAGCAAAAGAGGGAAAACCCATTTGCTGATGTTATGGGAAATGGAGATTATATTAACAAAGAAAAATTGCTTGCTGAATTTTTCGGTATTGATTTAGACGAAGCAGAAAGAGAAAAAAAATATACTACTTCAAATAGAACAGAATAAACATAAAACACATCATTGTAAGTTATGTGGCAACTATATTGAAGAAGATAATCTTAGTGTATGTGACAAGTGCGCATCTGAATATCAGATATAAACCCTAATAACTTTAAGTTTACTATGGATTTAAGAATGGAGGTAATAGTATGAAGATAACAAGAAAAATGGTAATAGAATTGAATAACGAATTAGCGGTTAAGGGTTGTCCATTCAGATATGAGTATGAGGGGGAAACAGAATATTCACGTATTCCACATATGGAAATTGCATTGCCAAATATGAATTGTGTTAGTAGCTACATTATTAATGTTACAAAAGACTTCCTTGAATGGCTTGACATATGGTTTAAAACAAAATATGGGATTGAATTAACCTGCAACAATGATGGGAGTATCTTATGGGCTAAAAATTTTTGTGACTAAAAGGCAAAGAAATTTAACTTTCATTGGCAAGTAGAAAGTGTGTGATATTATGGAAATAAAAGACTATTTACCTAAAAGAATCCGAGATAGAGTCGTGAGAGTAGATGTTGATGCCGATTTTGATTATGAAAAAATAAGAAGGGAGTAAATTTTAATGAACATTTTATTGTATAACTTTAATACCTCTAATTACGAAATACAGACTGTACTAAAAGCATATGTAACACTTATACCTGATTTGTTTTCTGGGTATGGTGTCAAAATGGACTTGTATGATGACAGATGGGTTTGTATTCCGGTAGGGACAAAAGAACAGGCAAATGAATATTTAAAAGACTTTTTTACAAAGAAACAACTTGATCTTACGAAAACAAATATCTGTTCTATTTTTTATGACAAGGAGTGTGACAACAATGAGTAAACTAATACAGAAAGTCAACTGGAATTTAGACGGATCAAATACAGAAATGTATATGTATGGTGAGGCTGATTTTGAGGCAAATAAAGCAATGCAAGAGCCATTAGAAAAGTTGTATAAATATGAGAATCAACCAGATATGAGAGAAAAGATAAGAGAATATATTAATGAGCTTGATACAGAAATTGGCAGACTTGAAGATTTATTAAAAAATACTGATAGTCCATATGATTTACAGATTAAAGGTAGGTTGAATGCGATAATTGAAGTAAAAAATGATTTATTAGGAAGATTAGAAGAGGTAATATGAATGAAAAATAATAAAGCTATTTGTAGAAAAACAGACGACCACTTTACAGAGGGCAAGGAATATGAATGCACCCCAGCATATGCAAAATATGAAAGTGCAGTTGTAGATATTCTTGACAATAATAAAGAACTTATCACAGTGGAAATAAATGATAAAGATTTTCAGTTTATTTTCAACTAAGAAAGAATGATTTACTTGGAAGATTGGAAGAGGTAATATAGATGGATGAATTAAGAATTAAAATTGAGCAGCTTATTGAGGATTTAGAAAATGAAACGGTAAATCGTAATATGAATGACTTAGAAGAAGGCAGATATAAAACTTTGTGCGAAGTATTGGATTTGATTGACGAACAGAAGAAATGAGGTGTGTAATGAGCCGAATTAATAAAACGCAAAATAACTTGCAGTCAGTATGGAATAATTTGGATCTTGCTTATGAACATATGGAAAGAGCCATTGAGGATTTATCACAAATGACTGGATTATCTGATGAATTAGAGAAAATGGTTGAGCAGTATGATTTATCGGAAATTAGTATGATAAAGCAGGAAGTTGAAGAATTGATGAAATGAGGTAATGTAGATGGAAAATAAAAAAACATTAAAATATTTAAACGATATGAAGAATAGTAAAATGCCACCATTTGATAGTCAATATGAATTTTTCTTTGCTACACTGGAAGATTATTATATTGCAAAATCAAATGGTGCAAAGATAATAAAAGAGGAACTTATGGAATGGGATTCTGAAGCACAAAAAGAAATTGTTAATATATTGGCTGATATTATAGAATCTGATGAATTGATTGGTTTTGATAGAAATGATATTTTATCATTGGTTGACTAAATGGAAGGTTTACAGAGTATAGTAACCGACACATTAGCAAGTATATGTGCTATGGCAGATAAAAAATACAAAAGATGGAACGCAAAGAACCACTAAAATAGAAGATTATAGAAGTGGTAAAATTCCACTGTAAATGATGGAGAATACAAATGGAATCAATTATAAATAAATTGGCAAGAAAAGATAACTTTACAAATGACAAACAGTATAATTCAGGTTTAGGGCTAATAAGAGAAATGGGGTATCGCTATGTTAGTGGAGAGCCTGATGTTAAGTATTATTGTATATGTAATGGATACTAAGAAATTGTTGAAAGATTGGAAGAGGTGATATAGTGACAAATATGACACTAAAAGAATTGATAGAATATGAAAGAGAATTATGTAGCTTACAACAAGAATATGAGGGGAAACTGACTAAGATATACGGAGAGGATGATTCCTCAAATGAAAAGAGGAGGCTAACAATTGTTTTGAATCTTATTATTGAAGAAAGACAGAAAGTAAATCGTCAAAAATATAAACCAGTGTAAATGACGATTTCTTGGTAAATAGATAGGAGATGATTAAATGTCGAGAAAGAAAGCAAATAAAGAATTAACCATAGAAGAACAGTTACAACAAGAAAGAGAAAATGGATTAAGTTTTATTAAAGATGAAGTACCACATCTGAATGAGCCAACTTATAGATTTGAAGTAGGAGATAAGGTAAAATATGGTGCATTAAAAGACTGTACAGTAAAAGAAGTGTTGTATGATGGAAAGGTGTATGGTTTACATTGTATTTCTACTAAAACGAGTTATGGGAAAACTTATGAAGAACAGGTATATCGGATTGCCGCATGGGTTGATATTCGACCATTAACAAATGGAAATAGTAATTTTAGCAACAATCAAGAAGTTTTTATTAATTTTAATAATTCAGAAATTGGTTCTATTATCCACAAGTATTATGCTTTTGGAGTAGATATGAATCCTGAATATCAGAGAGGATATGTTTGGGAATTAGAAGATAAACAGTTACTTATAGACAGTATTTTTAACAATATTGATATAGGTAAATTTGCTTTTATCCATTTGGATGATAAGAAATGGGCTGAAACGAGTAATGGATATGAAATACTTGATGGTAAGCAGAGATTAAGCACAATTATTGATTTTTATGAGAATAGATTTCCATATAACGGAGTTTATTACAATGACTTATCGGCTAAAGATAAAAATGTTTTCTTAAATCATCGTGTTGTACAAGGAGAAGTAAGAGAAGCAGATAGAAAGGCAGTATTAAAATATTTCTTAATGCTTAATAGAACTGGAAAGTCAATGGATCAGTCACAGCTTGATAAAGTTGAGAAAATGTTAGAAGAATAACCCAAAGAAAAATTGCTTTCAAAGCAGGTTGGAAGAGGTGATGATTTGAAAAAAGAAAAGAATTTATATATCTTGAGAGACTATGACAACAATTATTTTTATGTTGCAAAAGCTGTGTCAGAAGAAAAGGCAATAGATTTAGTAAGCAGCTATACAGGATTAGGTGATGAAGTAAATTGGATGATAGATTTAGCGGATAATGAAGATGGTAAAATAATTCAATAAAAATTTGGCAATTCCATAAAGTAAATAAAATTAAACAAAACTGGCATTTATGTCAATTATTATAAGCAATAGAAGCAGGAATTAACTGCTTCTTTTTTAGTGGAAAGGAAGATGTAAAATGAATACAGGAAATCCAAAACGCAGCAGTCAATTTCTCTGTTTACATTGTATGAAGATCAATCAATTAGGCAGTGGAATACAGAGAGGTGGACATACAAGAGAAAAATGGCATGTCAAAGACCTGACATGCTTTAATAAAGAATGTCACGGAATGATAACGAAAAATTTAGAGATTAGATGGTGTGATAATATATTAGAAGCTCGTGATAAGGCAGAGCAAATTAGAGAAAAATATTATCCTGATGGAGAATAATATGATGAAAGGTGGTTGATTATATGTGTTATAAAATAGAGGTACAAAACAAAAATGCTGAAAAACTTAATAGAAAGTTGGATGAGTTAAACGCACCACAGTTTTTAAGAGATTACTTGAATGAGTTGGAAAGTAAAAGTGGAGCGTTAAATTATTTAGTGGCAATTAAAGATTTTTTACAGTGGTTGATTGAAAGTAATATCATTAATAAGAAATCAATTTCTGGAATAGAAGTTTCTGATTTTAGTGACTTGCGACCACAAAATATTAGTTCATACCTTAGATATAAGGAAACAAATGGAATGTCGCCAACCACAACGGAGACAAGAAAAAACATCATTAAAAGTTTTATACAGGATATTTATTCATATAGAGAATGTTTGTTGAGAGAAGTTTATAATAATATAGAAGATTTTTATAAAATGATTAAATATAAAGGAATTCCATCTGGGAACAACTTAACTAAAAAACTCCCAACAGAAAAACAGCTTAATGATATGGAACAGAAAATAATGTGGAAAAAGGATATTCCAGTAAGAAATAGGAATATTGCTATCTTTCGTGTGTTAAGAGGAACTGGAATAAGAGAATCTGAACTTGCTGGCTTGGATTTATCTGATCTGCATTTAGATGAAGAAATGCCATATATTACTATTCTTGGTAAGGGTGTGTATAGAGAAATGCAAAATAGAACTGTATATCTTAGCGGATCTGCTTTAAAAGCTATAAGAGAATGGTTAGAATACAGAAATACCTTAGACAATATTGTAGATACAGAAGCAGTTTTTATCAATAAGAATGGCACACGTACAACGGAAAGAAATATCAAACAGGTATTTGAGAATTATGGAAATGGTATTACTCCACATATGATGCGACATTATTATGCTAGTATAATGAACAGAAATGGAAATCTTGCATTTGTTCAGCAGCAGTTGGGGCATAGTAGTGTAAATACAACAATTAATAATTATGCCAATGGAGCTGTTGGTATGAGAGAAAAATTAATGGAGATGTGATTATGGTTAAATATATTGGAAAGAAAATCAGAACTGAAAAGAGAATAGCAGTAAGAGGGCTTGCGAAAATGGCTGACATTGCACCAAGTACAATCAGTAAATGGGAAAATGGAAGTGCTGTTCCTGACTTAGCTGTACTTGATTTGGTTGCTAAAGCAATGGAAGTGCAACCATTTGATCTCGTTAAATTTGTATAATAAATATGTATACGACACTATTTATTAGTGTCGTTGGTGAAAATATCATTTGGTGTGCAATTTAGTGCATGACATATTTTCTCAATGGTGTCAAGTCGAATACTTTTTGTGTCACCATTGCAAATATTGCTAATATTATTGTTAGAAATTCCTGTAACCTTAGATAACCAATATGGAGTTTTGCCTTGTTTTTCAAGAATTTGTTTCACATTTAATTTCATATATAATACCTCCATGTGAATTACTTATTAATATAATATCAAAAAATATTATATTTTTCAATATTATATGTTGACATATAATATGTATAGGCATATAATACGAAGTATCAAAGGTAATCCAAGGTAGTTATGAATACTCAATATAAGAAAGGAGGATGTGATATATGGAAATAAATACTTTTGATATTGTAAGAGTTGATTTCGGAGATGTGGTCTTTGCTGGAGAGCAAGGCGGTATAAGACCAGCAGTTGTAATTCAGAATGCTTATGGCAATATTTATTCTGATACAACAATTGTAATTCCATTTACAAGTAAAATAAAACATCTTCAGCAACCGACACATTCTTTCTTTCATAAGGATTTAGGCAAAGGATTAACTAAAGATTCAATGATTCTTGGTGAATGCGTTAGGCAAGTTTCAAAAAAGAGAATAATGAAGAAGTTAGGTACTATCACTAAATTACAAGAGAAAATAAAAGTCAAAGCAGTATACGATGCTAATTTCGGGCAATTAGAGGAGGCTTAATATGGAATATATTAAAATGTCGCTAGAAGAAGCGAAAAAGTTTGCGAAAAAAGATGCTATTGTATTAGTAGCGAAGCAGGATTTAGCAAAACCTGATGTGAATGTTGGATTTTGTAAAAAGAAGTTTTGCGACTGCACAAATATCTTGGAAGAAGCTGCGAGCATCGCAAAGGTATGTGATGAATTCTCCAACGGACTTAGAGTTTTTTCAGAAATCCAAGAAGAAACGCCAAGGGGATATTTACATACAATTCTTTCAAGAAAATAGTTACGAGAGCAGAATTTGGGACTCGTAACGTGATATTATATAAAAAACAGAATGAATGTTCGATAAAAGTGTTAACAAAATCGAACGAACGTTCTAATATATAAAATGTGAGATACAAAAAGAGAAAGCCGAGCATCATAGTGCTGGAACACTAGCTCGACTTTCCTAAAAATATTTGGTTGAATTGTATTATGAACGTACTGGAATACGCTCATAATTATAATACATATAAATTGATGGAATGTCAATTAAATTCAAGCAATTCAGCATATTTTTCACATATTTAATCAAAATTTAATAAATTATAGGGCTATCGCCAAATGGCAAGGCACAGCACTTTGGCTGCTGTATTCGTTGGTTCGAATCCAACTAGCTCTGCTATGCACTGAATCACACCCGATGTAAGTGCATAACGCAAGGTACTTGTTTCTTTGTACATATACTTACCTTGTAAGAGCAGAACAATAGCTGCTTAGTTCTATTGTAGTTTAATCCACTAACGGATGAGGCATCAGCTTTGCAGGAAAGCCAAATCATGTAAGGTTCAACTCCTTGATGCCTCTTATTATAAATAAGAAGAAAGGGTGATAGAAATTGGAATACGCAATTGTAAACAACAATGGTGTATACATAAGGCTCAATAATGGACAACCAGTTGCTTGTACAAAGAAAACAAGAGACACATTTCAAAAGCAAAAGGCAGAAAATATCTTGGAGCATCTACCAAAATCTATGAGACGTTTACATTTTAAATTGGAATGTATACCTGATATTAAGATGGAAACACCAGTCGAAAGAATTGTTAAAGCAACGAAAACATCAATTAAAGGTAATGACGGATATGAAGTTGCTGAATCAGTCAAGTCTTGGGTTGACAAGTTTGGCGAATGTGAACGAATTCTCAGTGATGCAGCAAAAAGATATAAAGAACTCGAAGTTGAGTTGAAGCGAGCTGATGAAGAATTGATAGATATTTTACATGAAGTAGAGTTGGAAAAGCCAGTTGATCTCTACAGAGGCTGGATATTCTATAAGAGAATTCGTACCAATCGAAAAAATAGACGAGATCTTAAGGATGAGATGGTCATTATACATAATGTAATAGCTGAAGTAGATACCACTAAAGTCAGCAAAGAAAGAACACAAAAAGCAATAAATGGATTATTTAGTCGTAAATACAGATATCGAATAGTCGAGGTTGAAAACGGAGAATAATTATATATCAAACATAAGGAGTGGTAAAAATGGAAATTCAACAAAAAGAAATACTCGAAAAGTATTGTAATAACGAAATGGCGAAGCTTAAAGCTATGTGCAATCCAATGTTAAATAAAATCGGTGGTTTATATGGAATGGATATTGATGATTTTTATTCAATTGCACTTGGAGTTTTAACCGATTCAGTATTTAGATACGATGAGAGTAATAAATGTAGTTTTGATTGTTTCTTGGCAAGTAACATTAAACGCAAGTTTAAAACTGAAATACGAGACAGAAACAGATTAAAAAAAATCCCTCGAAAAAAAATCGAAAGTATGAATGCTTTAATAGGTGAAGATGGAATGGAAATTAGTGAGGTGATACCTTCTGATTTTGATACTTTTGAAATAGCAACACAAAGTATGATGGGTGGTACAAAAATACAGAAATACCTAAATCAGTTATCGCATACGCAAAGAAAAATTGTTGCGTTACTCTCTGAAGGATATGAACCAATGGAAATTAGAGAATATTTACATATGAGTACAAAAGAGTATTCAAATAATATAAAGGCAATTCAGTCTTACGAGAACACAAGAATCTTAACCCAGAGATATTAATGGGCAATATATAGGAGGAATTAATCAATGGCAAAAAAAGTGAGAGAACAAGCAATGGCATTATCTTCATATTTAAAGAGTGTAAATAGTGAGGATATTTCAGAAAATCAGGACGTTCAGAGAATGTTCTGTTGGGATAATGGAGCAATAAACGAGTTAATCTATACGGTGCTTAATGAAGATTATATTCCTCCTATTATTCTTGGTGAGGAAGAGCTTGGAGGTAATTTAACTCAGCAGTACATAGTTGATGGCATTCAAAGAACTACAGCTCTGAATAAATTTAGACATATGAATTGGAAAACAACTAAATCTTTTGAGAATAGCGTTATTCAGTATCAGAAGAAGCGAAGAGATGAAAAGGGACATCTTATTAAAGATGAGAACGGAAGTATTCTTTGGGATAATTGTGAGTTTGACATAAAGAATAAAACTTACGAACAGTTACCTGATGAATTAAAAAAGAAGTTTGATGATTATCAGATCAGAATTGTTATTCATCAGAACTGTAATATGATGGAAATTAGTAAGTTGGTAAGAAGGTATAACAGAAATAAGAGTATGGGTTCAAACCAGAAAGCTCTTACATGGGTTCCTACATATGCAAGAAAAATTAAAAACATTGCAAATAATGAGTTTTTTAAAAATTGTGTTACATATTCAAGTCCAAAGAGGAAGAACGGAACTTACGAGCAGACAGTTGCAAATTCTGTAATGACTGTATTCCATATGGATGATTGGAAAAAGAATCCAAAAGATAGGAATGAGTTTATTGAAGATAATTCTTCTGATGAAGAATTTAACACAATTAATACATACGGAAATCGAATTGCAAAGGTTTTTGGAGAGAAATTCCAAAACTTGTTTGTATTCAAAGATATCCCAGTTTGGTTTGCCGTGTTCCATAGATTCACTAAGTTAGGATTAGAAGATAGCAAATTTGTCGAGTTTTTAGATGAGTTAGTAAATAATTTACATAACAAAGTGGTTGATGGATGGAGCTATGACATGCTTGACAAAGAACCTGGCACATCTGATAAAAAATTGATACAAAACAAGATAAATACATATATTTCGCTTATGTTGGAAATGTTTGACCTTAAAAATCCAATAAAATCAAGAGTTTTAGAGGGCGAAAATTCCAATGAATCAACACTCTTATTTGTGCAGGAAAACGCAAACCTAGAAGCGACAGATGAGGACATAAATGCTTATTCTGACCTTGTAGATTATTGTTTCGATCACAACAATATAGGAGTCAATGCGCCAATCTATCAGCAGTGTCAAACAGCTCTAATCGCTTTAATGGCTTATGCTTGCAAGAATGAGAATGAGGACAAGTTTGAGGAATGGATTAATAAATACAAAAATCAGAAGAAATTTAGCTCTTCACAGAAGGTAAATTATGACTTCATGAAGAGAAGTTTTGATAAGATGGCAAATGCATAAATACATAAAATAAAGGAGAACAAATAAATTGAAGTTAGCAGACATTATAATCCCAGATTATCTTGCCGAGTCTGTACCAAATGAGGCAAAGATGAACAGAGTAAAGAGATATTTCCTTAAGTATGGAGAACTGGACAAGCCAATTATAATCAACCATAAAAAAGAATTGGTAGATGGATACATAAGATATTTAGTGCTTAAAGAGTTTGATGTGGAACATGTCAAACAATATAGATATGAAAGAGAGAATAAAAAAGTAGTTACATACATATATGGCAAGCACCCAAATCAGCAGAGTGATAAAGAATACGTTTGGAGAGTTCCGACTTCTGAGAAATGGAATATGTTTATGGAGAATATATCGGTAGGAGATATAGTCATGTGTTATACCAAATGTGGTGTTAAGCCAGTAATTATATCAAGGATTATAAGGTCTGATTTCAGACCAATGGATATTCCAAAAGATTTGAAAATTAAACGTATTGCCAAGAATCAGAGGTTATAGATATGGAATGGATTTTGGAAATTACATTGGTCGCAGGTGTCGTTGGATTTTCTGAATGGTTATACGGCATGAAATGTTTGGAGGATGAGTATGAACGAAGTTAGATTTAGATTTCATCTTGCGGTGATAAAATTTTATGTTTCGATAATGAATCTATTATCTAAAAAATGTGATGAACACAATATTAAAGCTGAGAAAATTTTAGATGAACTGGAAAGATATGGTGCATAAAATATGACGAATACTGAATATGAAATATTACAAGACACATTTTTCCAAAATGGAAATATGAATCACTTAGAAGAATGTAATAGTGTAAATTATCATGCAATAACACATGAAGATACAGAAATACTTGGTGCATTTTGCGATGTAACAGGTTTTCATGGCAATGATTTACAGAAACTGTTGATACTTGGATATATAAGTTGGCAAGGGGAGAATAAATACATATGAAAGATAAGTTATTTATTATAGGAATATTTATAGTAATTACGATACTCGCTATATTAGCAAACATTGGGATATTTAGTATGGTTGTAAATGCTGATATACCTGATTGGTTAAAATATTTGTTGTTGAGGTAATAATATGTTTGATAAAAAGAATAAAGAGCAATCTCTATTAGAAGAACTAAGAGAAACTTGTGTACAAATAAATAGCCTAAAAACTGAAATTAATAGAATAGAAAAATTACCCAATATTCCTTTTTCTTGGAGCGTGAATTTTAATTATTCACCAAATAATCAAAAAGAGTTAGCAAATGTATTGATAAAAATTTTTAATGGGCAAGCAAATATTAAAGACTTACAGAAGATTTGCCGCCATGAAGAAGAATATATAAGAAATTTAGCAGAAAGTATGATGGCAGCTTGTGATGTAATTAATAACTATGATTCTTTGATAATTAAATTAAATAAAATGGAAAGAGAAAAAAGAAAATTAGAAGAGAAATTAGGAATATCAACATTAAAATAAGGAGAATAATCAAATGTCAGTTTTGATGATTTTGGTCATTATAGGACTATTAATATTATGGTTTTTACTGTCACCATTTTTTACAAAAATAGGCTCATTTATCTATAAGATAATAAAAAATAGTGTGATAGAAGAAATAAATAAAGATGAAAAGGAGACAAAAGAATGAAGAAACTAGGAGGATTTGTAGCAGCAATTGTACTTGTAATTGGAGTAATCATATGTATGAAATCTTTAGTAAGAGTACCTGCTGGCTATGCAGCAGTTCAGTACAATGCGAACGGTGGAGTAGAGAAAAAGGTACTTGATCAAGGTTGGCATTGGAAGAGTCCAATGGTAAAGACAACATTATATACAGTTGGTCTTGAGCAGTCATATCTAACAGCTTCTAAAAAGGGAGATTCACCAGACGATGATAGTTTTACAGCAAGTTCATCAGAGGGTAAGTCAATGACTTTAGAGCTTACTTATACATACCAGTATAAACAAAATAGTGTTGCAGACGTTTTTACAAGATTTAAAGGTCAGAGTGGTAAAGAGGTAAGAGATAGTTTTATCAAACCTAATATTGTTTCTTGGACTAAAGAGATTGTTGCAAATTACAAAGTATCCGATATTCTTGGTTCTGAAAGAGCGAATATTAATAGTGCAGTTTCAGATTATCTTGCAAAGAAATTTGAGCCGTATGGTATTACAATTAGCAACGTATCTTTAATCAATATTGATGTGGATAAAGATACAATGAAAGCTATAAATGCTAAGATTAAGGCTCAACAGGACGCAGAGACACAGGCAATCCAGAACCAGACTAACATTGACAAAGCAAAAGCTGATGCTGAAGCCAAGGTTACAGCTGCTCAGGGTGATGCAGATGCAAAAGTCATTGCGGCGCAGGCAGAAGCTGATGCGAATGCGAAGATTAACAGTTCAATTACTGACCAGCTCATTCGTATGAAAGAGGCAGAAGCAAGACTTAAACATGGATGGGTTACAGTACAGGGTAGCGATACTGTAGTTACAAAGGATGCTGATTCAGACCAGTAAATAGAGAATAACTTGGTGTGGTGAAATTCCACACCATCTCTAATGGGCTGTGGCGAAATTGGTTAGACGCACTGCGCTTTGACCGCAGGTTTTGTGGGTTCAAGTCCCACCAGCCTAGTTAGAAAAAATATAAGGAGGATATTAAAAATGCCAGAGAGTGATTTAAAAATTATTAAAAACTGCTCAGATGATGAGAAGAGAGAGCATTTACATGCTATGAGTAAGGAAAGACTTGTAGAGATGATAATTAGACTAACAAGGAAGTAAAGTGAACTATGTCAGTTAAATTTGCAAAAGATATCATAAAAGAAATAAATAACAGTGATAAAATTCCTGTCAAAAATGATTGTGCAACTGGCGAAGAATTTGAGAAATGATTAAGAGGTGAAAATATGAGTGATGAAGAAAAAGTAAATAAAATTATTGAGTTATTGCAATCACCTGATTTGGATGATTATGAATGTTGCATAGAAATAGCAAAAGTAGTTGGTGTTTACAATTATGAGAGAGAAGATAAACATGAACAGGTGAGAAAAATAAATGAAAGTATTAGAAAAATTTGAAAATATTATTTGCCCCATATGTAATGGTAATGGGAAAATACAATGTTCAAAAAGATTAAATTGTTACGAAGATCAATCTTGGGAAGAAAAGTGTAATTATTGTAATGGAAAAAGAATAGTGAAACGAAGAACGTTAGTAGAAGACTTGGAAGCAGATGCTTTAAAAATAGACACAAGCAAACATATTTGCTAGATTGTGAGGTAGAAAATGGAAACAAAAATTAAAGAAGCAATAGAGCTTTTAAAAGATAATGGATATTACATAACAAAAATTCCAGAAAAATTATGTAATGTGGCAGAAGAGTGTTCTGAAACTGGACATGGTGACTGTATGGAGTGTGGTTGTTTTGTATGTTTGATAGGAAACGATTACTAAGAAAGTTCGTTTCTTTGAAAGAGAGGTAAAAACTATGAGATGGAAACAAGTAGTACAAAGAAAACCTTATCATGGTGAACTAAGATACTCCACTGTATTCGCATGGTTGCCAATTAGATGTGAGAATGGTGACTGTGCATGGTTAGAAAAAGTACATTTGGTTGAAGAATACAGAATTGATCCAACAGGACATTGGGTTAATAAGAAATTTGAGTAGCAAGAAAGTTCGATTTCATGTGGAGGTATAAAGTATGACGAATTTAATAGATATTTATAATGAAATTGAAAACAGTATTAATAGTTTATACGATTTTGACTTGAGTTCCCAATATAAAAAAATGATGGATGGTTTGAACTCAGCAATAGAAGATTTATATAAATATTACGGTATTAGAAGATTAAAAATAGATATAGAACAATTTCATAAGAATGAGATTGTAAAAATTGAGCAAGGAGAAGGTGGTTGTTTCTTACTTGGGTTAGATGAAAATGATTCAAGAATTGTTGACTTATACGAACATATGGACTTGTCGATTGATGAGCTATTTTTCTAATCACAAAACAAGGAGATCGGTAAAAATGGAAAATATAAGAAGATGGTTTGAGAATGACAAAGTAAACAATGGTCAGGATTACGAGATTTATGAATACGAAGGTCATTTAGAAGCAAGAACAGATACAGTTATTTTTATGATAGTAGAGCCTCATAGCGGAACTAGAAACAGATGGTTACTTAGAGTTACAACAGAAAGTGCTTTTGACAGATGGGCTAATTCAACTGCTGTTGAAAAGTTTTTCAATACAGATATTGAACTATGTAATTATTTACATGAACATCAGTTAGATATTTATAAGGATTTAGTTGGATATCTTTCAAGAGAATATGATGATATAGCAGAGGAATATTAGTCAGAATATATAACTTTGAAAGGAGCATACAAATATTATGGAACAGATTCAGGAAAATGAACAGTGGAAATTGAATGGCAACTGTAAAAAATGTAGAAGAAATAATTATTGTTCAAAACCATGTACTCGTCATAATAGACGAATAAGAGCAGAATTTAAAGGTCTTGTTGCAGATACAATGAATAAAATGACAGGTGGTGTAATGAGAGAAGCTATTGATAAGACAGTAAATGGAATTTGGTAAATTAGAAGAGGTATTATATGAGTCAATGTATTAGAAATAAGTCATGTGAGATTTGCGGAAGAATAGAAGTTGGGTTAGTAGAAATGAGTGTAGGAAAAACTAAACATTATCTATGTTATTCATGTATGGCAAATTTCGCATCGGACGTTCTTGATTACGCAAGAATGAATTTGACAGAGAAAGTCAATGAATATGGAAATACATATTTTATAGACAAAGAACAGAAACCACAGTAAAACTTCGTTTCATTGTAAAAAATTTCTGAGCGATTCAGCTCAATAAAATTCCCAAATTAAAAAGAGAATATAGATATAGAAAGAGGTGAGAATGTGAAAATTATTTTAAAAAGAATAGCATTACTAATGACTATTTTTATAATTTGGAGTATTGCTTCACAACATGTAAATCAATTATTTGTTCCAGATCCAAAGACAGTATTTAAAGATTTAATTGCAATGTTGAAAACTGGACAGTTGATAATGGCTATTAAATATTCGTTTTTGAGAATAACTATAGCAACTTTTGTATCAGGATTTATTGCATTTCCTATTGCAATTTTAGTTTATAACTCAAAAGTAGCAAAAGATATATTAAATCCGATTATCAGTGTTATGAGATACATTCCTGTCACAGCTTTTTATCCTCTACTGATTATGTGGTTTGGTATAGACGAAATGATGAAAATAGTATTTTTATTTATCGCAACTTTTGTATACATGATGCCTTCAGTTATTTTATGTTTAGAGGAAGTCAGTAGTGATTTGATTGATACAGGATTAACAATCGGAATGAATAAGATACAAACTATTTGGAGAATACAGATACCAGCATCTCTACCAGGAGTATTAAATAGTTTTATCATGATGTATGGAATTGGATTTACATATATAGCAGTAGCAGAAACAATTAATGCAAAATATGGATTGGGTTATATAATTCAACAATCTTCTTCAAGAGGAAGAACAGATTTGGTTTTTATGGCTATTATCGTAATCATGATTATAAGTGTTATATTTGATTTTTCTGCAAAATGGTTAGTAAAACACATTTTTAAATGGAGGTATATAAATGGTTAAGTTAAATGAGTTATATACAGGGTATAGCAGAGACAAGCCTTTATTGAAGAATTTCAACTATCAATTTGATCCTAAGATCTATGGGATATTAGGTGAATCTGGTTGTGGGAAAACAACTTTGTTAAGAACAATCGCAGGTCTTATTAAGCCTTTAAGTGGAAATGTAGTTGTAAATGGAGAATTAGTTACTAAGGCAAGTAAAAATAATATTTACATGATGCATCAAAATTATACTTCATTTGATTGGTTAAAGTGTTTGGATAATATTCTGATAGCACAGAAAGTCAAAGGGAGAATAAATAAGTGTGATATTGATAGAGCAAAAGAAATGATTTCTATTGTTGGATTGGAAGGCAACGAAAATAAATATCCAAAACAACTATCAGGCGGTATGAGACAAAGACTTGCTTTGGCAAGAACATTATTTATGAATCCAGAAATAATTCTTATGGATGAACCATTATCTGCATTAGATATTGAAACTAGACGAAAAATGCAAGATTTGATTATCAAGCAGCATAAAGAAACAAATAACACAATAATTATGGTTACACATAGCAAAGAAGAAGCACAAAAAATGTGTGACGTGATTATAGAATTTTAATTTAAGGAGGAAACAAAATGGGATTTAGAGACTTTTTTTGTAGAGAAAGTTACAGAAGAAGAGAATTATGATGTAGGTACTGATTATTCTGTGGAGGATAGTACAGTTCCAGTTGAACTTGATGAGGTACATACAGATACTCTTATTGACGATATTTATGCTCAGAACGAGTTATCTGATAGGTCGAAATCAATTTTCAAAATTGAAGAACTGATTAATTCTCTTCCCAAAGAAATGGTTACAGAGACAAAGAGAGGTTCAGTGTTGGCGACTCTTGGAGTATTTGGCTTAACGGTTACTGATGTAACACTTGATGGTGAACAGAGAGTGGACGTATTAAATAGTGTATTGGCAAAAATTTTAGATGATGGAAATGCTAATGTCGCTGATAAGGAAACTGAAATTGAGAATCATAAAAAAGAGATTGCAAGATTGGAAAAAGAAATTTCTGAACAGCAGTCAGAGATGAAAGTTTCAGAGAATAATATTAATACAGAAGTTGGTAGAATTTCTGGATTAATTAAATTTATTGAAGGAGGAGACAATTAATGGATCTTGGAAAACTTATTGTTATTTTGGTGATTGCGGTTGTTATTTTGATTTTTATTTTATTTCCTGAAGCAAGAACATTATTTTCGGGGATTACGAGACTGTTCATCAAAGATATGGCTACAACACCAGAAGGCGCAGAGGCTATTTATGGAGAAAAAATTGATCAAGCACAGGATGCTTATAACAAAGCAGACAATGCTTATAAAGTGGCTGCTGGTAAATTAAGCAATGCACAAAAAGATATGAAGAATCTTAAAGCAAAACTTGAGAAAGTTGAATCTGAATGTGAATCTCTTGTAAAAGCAAATAAAATTGAATTAGCACAGTTAAAAGCTGATGAGAGAGAAGAAATTATGGCTGATATTAAAAGATATTCAGAATTAGTTAAAGCATATGAAGACGCAGCTAACACTGCAAAAGAAGCACAGGAAATGTGTGAAAAGAATCTCCGCAAATTGAAGAGAGAAAGTAAGGAAGTTGTGGAGAATATGAAAGTGAAGAAACAGTTACAGGAAGTCTATGATGATATGGACGAGTTAAAAAATGTAACTGCAACTGATAAACTTCTTGATTCTGTCAGAGATAAGAATAAAGACTTAGATGCAATTGTTGAAGGTTCAAAAGTAGTACATAATAACAAGATGTCTACGAAACTTGCAAAAGCAGAAGTTGAAGCCAAAAAGAATAGCAGTAACGATTATTTAGACAGTTTAAAGAAAAAATACAACAAATAATAAGGAGAGAATGGAATGAGTACAAAAAGATTTAGACTTACCAAAGCTTCAAAGATTTTAATTATGGTTTTGGTTATTGCGTTAATTGGTGGTGGTGTTGTCGCTGGTGTAAAGACAGGATTTGTTAAGACAAAGAATAGTACTTCAGTAAGCAATACAGGAAACAAAGTAACTGGCACAACATCTTCTAGTTCTAATAAAAAGAAAGCTAATAGTGATGGAACTATTAATCTTTCATTAGATGAGTGGATTGGCTGGAAATCTATTATTGACGCTAATGGTGGACTTACAACACAGCCAGATTCTATTTATGGAAAACTCGGTATCAATGTAAATATCAATGTTATTAATGATGCTACACAGTCAAGCAACGCCCTTATTAAAGGTGATTTAAATGCGGCAGGCTATACAATCAATAGAACAGCATTTTTATCACAAAAGTTTACAGAAGCTGGTGAAGATGTAATTATGCCATATATTACAAACTACTCAAATGGTGGTGATGGTATTATTGCCAAATCATCAATTAATTCAGTAAAAGATTTAGTTGGTGCAAAAATTGGTGTCCCTGAGTTTTCAGAGGCACAGACATTAGTTATTTGGTTTGTTAATAATTCTGATTTATCAGACGATGAGAAATCTGATATTATTGATAATCTTGTATTATTCTCAACAGCAGATGATACAGCAAAAGCATTTTTTGCAGGACAAGTTGATGTAGCTGCTACATGGGAGCCTTACTTAACACAGGCACAGAATATGACAGATGCACATGTATTATTTAGTACAGCAAGCTCAACAAATCTTGTAATGGATGGAATTTTATTTGATAAGAATTTTGCAGAGGCATATCCAGAGATAGTAGAGAAATTTGTTCAGGGTTCTCTTGAAGCATCCGATATGTATGACAATGAGTTTACAGCAATCAGAGAAGTAATGCCAATGTTCAATACTGCATCTGATGAAGATATTGCAGGAAGTGCAGCTACTGCAAAACTCACAACTTGGAAAGACAATTCTGATTTATTAAATGGCACAGCAAGGACTATTTATTCAGATATGTGCAATGTTTGGACATCAATTGGTGAGACTGTAAATGCTGATTTAGTAGATACAATTTTTGATGATACATATATTAATGCCATTGCAGATAAGTTTAATGCTACAGATGTATCTAACACAGACACAGTAAAGGTAACAGATGATAATAAGCAGGAAGTACAGGATACGGAGGCATTATTAAGTGGATCTGCTTCGGTAACATTTAATAAGAATACAGCCCAGTTTACAGATTCAGCCGCCGCATCCGAGGAGCTTAATAAATTTATTGATATTGCAAATGTACTCGATGGAGCAATTATTGAGATCGCTGGTAATACAGATCCTAATCCAAATTCAGATCCGCAGGACGAGTACAATCAGAAGTTATCAGCCCAGAGAGCGGAAGCTGTTAAGAATTACTTCATTATGAATGGTATTTCAGCAGATAGAATCGTAACTGTTGGTAACGGTTCAAGCAATCCTGTAGTAGATAATGATACAGAGGAACATCGTGCAATGAATAGAAGAACAGATGTATCATTTAAGATTATTGAGTAGGTGACAATATGATTGTATTAAACATTGGAGTTTTCGTAATCTGTCTTGGTGTATGCTTTGGAGCAGGTTTTATTGTAGGAAAACGTAAGAAGAATAAATAATTCAAGAGTTAGTAGGTGTCATAGCCTACTAACTCATTCAAAGGGTAATAAAACAGACCTTTTAATTTATAAAACGGAGAATATAATAGTAGAAACAATTAACAAAAATAAATATAAGAAAGAAGAGGTACAAAACATGGATGGATTTATGAAATTTAAGAAGGCATTACAGAAGCACTTCGATGAAATGCAGAAAGAGGCAACACATTTATTTGAGGTAAATGTAGATAAGGATGAATTATGGAATACATATCTTGATAGCTTCCCTGCTGGTACAAATGAGATTTTCAGAGAGCGTAGAGAACATGATTGTAGTTGTTGTAGACAGTTTATTAAGAATATTGGTTCTGCTGTAACTATCAAGGATAACCAGATTCATACGATTTGGGAACTGAATCTTGGTGATACAACATATCAGTCAGTATGTGATGCACTTGATGCTTTCGTAAAAGCTCATACAGTTACAGATATTTATACAACTAAGTTCCCTAAGATTGGTACAGATTTTAATTTTGAGGAAATCAATGGAAAGTCTCATCAGTGGGATCACTTTTTCTTAGAACTTCCAAGCAAGTTCGTAAATAGAAGTAGTCGTTCAAACGAGGAAGTTAAGGGACAGTTCAGAGACACAAGAAATGTATTTAAGCGTTCTCTTGATGAAATTACTATGGATGCACTCGATACAATTCTTGAACTTATCAATTCAAATACACTTTACAAGGGCGAAGAGTGGAAAGGTGTACTCACAGAGTTCAAGAAGTATAAGAAAGAATATGATAAGCTGACTTCTGATACTGAAAAGGATTTATATGCTTGGGAGAAGTCGGTAACAGCAGGTATGGCTATCGGTAGAATTAGAAATCATTCTATTGGAACACTTCTTATTAATGTAAGTGAGGATATGGATCTTGATACAGCAGTTAAGAAGTATGAGCAGATTGTCGCTCCAAGTAATTATAAGCGTCCAAAGGCTATTTTTACAAAGAAGATGCTTGAGGATGCAAAGAAGACCATTACAGAGCTTGGATATATGGATTCATTACAGAGAAGATTTGCTAATCTGAATGATATTACTGTAAATAATGTACTGTTCTCAAATAAGAGTGCCGCAAGAAGAATGGTTGGTGCAGATGATATTTTTGGTCAGATGGAAAAGGATGTTGCTGTAAGTCCTAAGAAGTTTTCTAAAGTTGAAGAGATTTCAGCACAGGATTTCATTGATAAGGTACTTCCAACCGCAAAAGAAATTGAAGCTTTTGTAGAGAATAAGCATGAGAAAAACTTTGTTTCTATGATTGCACCTGTTAATCTAGACGCTAAGACAATGTTCAAGTGGAACAATGGATTATCTTGGGCTTATTCAGGAAATATTACTGACTCTGATATGAAGCAGAATGTAAAAGCTGCTGGCGGTAATGTTGACGGTGTACTCAGATTTTCAATTCAGTGGAATGAAGATGGACATGATAATTACGATCTTGATGCTCATTGCGTTGAGCCTAGCGGAAATGAGATTTATTTCAGTAATTGTAGAAAACCTGAGTCGTCAAGATTGGGTGGTCAGTTAGATGTAGATATTGTAAATCCATGTAGAAAAGTTGCAGTAGAGAATATTACTTGGCAGGATTTATCAAGAATGAAACCAGGAACATATAGATTTTTTGTACATCAGTATTCAGGTGCAGTAAGACATGGGTTCAGAGCAGAAGTTGAGTTTAATGGTGAGATTTACTCATTTGATTATAGCAATCCCATGAGAACTGGTGAGAATGTTCAGGTGGCAGAAGTTACACTTGACGAAAATGGCAACTTCTCAATTAAGGAAAAACTGTCTGGAAGTTCATCTATTTCAAGTCGTGAAATTTGGGGTGTAAATACAAATCAGTTTGTTCCTGTATCAGTAATTAGTTACAGTCCAAACTATTTTGACGAGCAGGATGGAATTGGTCATAGACATTTATTCTTCTTCCTGAAAGATTGTGTAAATAGCGAAGAGCCTAATGGATTCTATCTTGAGTTCCTTGACAATGATTTAATGAAGCACAAGAGAGTATTTGAGGCTTTAGGTGCTAAGTGCCATGTAGAAGATACTGATGATCAGCTTTCAGGAATTGGATTCTCTATGACAAAGAGAGCAGATTTAGTTGTTAAGGTTAAGGGCGCAACAGAGCGTGTAATGAAGATTAAGTTTTAATTAGAAAAGGAGATTATTATGACAAACAACGAATTATTTATTAATGCAACAAGAGCAAACTATCAGTTCCCATTCAGAGGAATGATTAATGTAATTGATTTGTGGGATTTATCTCTCACAAATCTGGACTCAGTATTCAAGACACTCAATGCGGAAGTAAAGAAGTCTGAGGAAGAGAGTCTTCTGAATACTAAGTCAAAGGAAGACGAGGAGATTTCTAACAAGATTGAAATTGTTAAGTATATTGTTAGCGTGAAGCTGGATGAGAAAAAGAAGAGAGAAGATGCTAAGAAAAATGCTGAGATGAGACAGAGATTGCTTGAAATCAAAGCTAAGAGACAGGATGCGGCACTTGAAAATATGTCTGATGAGGATCTGGATAAGGCACTTGCAGAATTAAGTGAGTAATTGTTATGGATATACCATATATAGTATTAAAAATAAGCAATATATACTATATGTGGTATATATTTTGCATTAGAAAGAAACGCACATTTCTTGCGGAATTTTTGGAGGTGAAATATGAATATTTTAAATATTATTTTATTGATTATGGGAATTTTTAACCTTATTGTTGGGATAACATGGACGAAAAAGAATGTTATCAACTTTGTATTCAAGTTATTATTCTTGGCAGGTGGTGGATATTTAGTATTCTATGCCTTATATCTGAGTAACATTCTGATTGTTTTAAATAAGTAATAGGAGAATAATATAATGTCAAACTTATATGTATACCTAATTCGTTCTCGAAACAAGGATAATAAGGATATTCCAAACTTTAAGGGACGAGTAGAAACAGATATATAAAATTTTGGAGGTTAAGACAATGACAATTGAACAGATTAAGGACAAATTAAAATCAAAAGAGTATGACTTCCTGAGAACAGATAAGAATTTGGGTAACAATATCATTATCTTAACTCTTGGTGGAAGTCATGCATATGGAATGGATAAAGAAGGATCTGATTTAGATGTGAGAGGTATTGCACTCAACAGCAAATCAGATATTTTACTTGGAACAGACTTTGAACAGGTCGTAGATGTTGATACAGATACAACTATGTATTCGTTTAATAAAATTATACAGCTTTTAGAATCAAGTAATCCTAATACAATTGAACAACTTGGCTGCTTACCTGAACATTATTTACATTTATCTAAAATTGGTAAAGAATTATTGGATAATAGAAAAATGTTTCTTTCGCAGATTTGTGTTCACACCTTTGGAGGATATGCAGGTTCTCAGCTAAGACGTATGGAAAATAAGGCTGCGAGATTGGTTGGTCAGGCAGAAAATGAAGCCTACATTTTAAAAATCATCAACAATGCAAGATATGAATTTAAAAACAGATATTATCCTTATGAAAATAGTGATGTGAAACTATATATTGATAAGGCTGTTCAAAAAGGATATGATAGTGAGATTTTTATGGATGTAAACTTGCAACATTATCCGTTAAGAGATTGGGCTGGCATGTGGAACGAAATGAAGTCCATTGTTAGTAGTTATAGCAAATTTGGTAAAAGAAATGAAAAGGCTGTAGCCCATGATAAATTAGGAAAACATATGGCTCATTTGATTCGATTATATATGATGTGTATTGATATTCTGGAAAAGGAAGAGATTATCACTTATAGATCAGATGAGCACGATTTACTCATGAGTATTAGAAATGGAGAATATTTAGATGAAAATAGACAACCTATTTCTGAATTCTATGATTTATTAAATGAATATGAAAAACGTTTTGAATATGCAAAAGAAAATACATCTTT